CTGAGAAAATCGAAAGAGTTTAACTAATTCATATCGTAGGAGGAACGGAAAATGAAAAAGTATAATCTGAGTGAGATCATGGGTAAGGCGTGGGACATTCGCCGCAACGCTGCCGCTGAAATGGGCTGCAAGGTGTCTGAAGTCCACCTGGGCGAGTGTGTCCGCATGGCGTGGGAGCACGTCAAGAGCAACCCCGAAAACATCCTTTCCCAGTTCGCCGCAATGAATGCCAACGGCGGCGAGGCTGTCAACAAGCTCCTGGCCTGCATGGTCAAAAAGGCGGCGAAAAACGAGATCGCTTACAGCACTGAAGACCATTACGACAGCTACAACGAAAATCTGGCCTGGTTTTTGAGCTTCCACAATATCGAAAGCTTCACCAATCAAGCGTGGGCGATTCTGGCCGAGCGGCTGGCCTCCCCTGATTATCTCGACAAGCTCAACGCGAAGCGGGCGCGGGCGGGCAAGCTCAATATTTCCCTTGCTTCCCTGGCCTATCGTGCGGCGAAAGACGCAATCCGCCAGACGCTGCGGGATGACATCAAACACGGACGCGCCAACGTGCGGACGGTCACGGACAAAAACGGCGAAGAGTACAGCTATATTGATACCGTAGCCACAAGCCGCAAGGATGACACGGAAACGGCGGCGGTTATCGGAACGGCGCTTAATGCGTTCATCAATGGCAGGGATGAGATCGACCGCCTGATTATCGAGGGTATCCGCGACGGCTACACTGAGCGGGAAATTGGGGAGATCGTCGGAATGTCTGGGCCGGCTGTCCATAAGCGGATTAACAAAATCCGCGACGGCCTGCGTCGGGCTGGGCTGGCTCCTGTGGCGGCGTAAGGCTTTAACTAATTCAATTTCCGCCCTGGTTCTGTCTGGGGCTGGGGCGGAAATTTTTTAGAAAATTGGTTAGCAAACACGGAACGGAAACGGTAGATAAAACACAACGAAAATTTTTGGAGGTTGTCAAAATGAAAGCCCTTGAAAACATGATTCCCCTGAATTCTAAGATTACGGTTTACGTGCCCGCTACGGTGAACGTCAACCAGGAGATCGACAACGCGCCCTATGTTGACCGCGTGGCGCGGCTGCTATCTGAGGCGTTCGGCGGCGCTACCGCCTCCCCCGCTCAGGGCTTCTGGGTGTCCCAGGATTCGGCGCTGATTCGGGAGAAAACAACAATGGTTTTCGCCTACTGCCGGACGGAGGACGCAGAAAAGTACATGGAGGACGTTGTGCGGCTGTGCGTCTCCCTCAAGCACGAGATGGGACAGGAGGCCATAGCGATGGAGTACAACGGGGATATGTATTTCATCTAAGGCAAGGAACGGCGGGCGGCTGGGGCGGCAATGTTCCAGCCGTCACAATTCAAACGGAGGGTAAAGCGATGGTATTTCACGATGAGGAACACGGCAACACGGCGATGATCGAAGAGGTCAAAATCTTCCCTTACAAGGGAGCGCCGAGGAAACAAGCGGGATTCCGCCTGATTGTTTCGGCGGATTATGATGAGGGCTTTATTTATCACATTTCCTTACATGAAACGGTGGAAGCGGCAAAAAGCAAACTAAAAACCCTTGCTTTTGCGGACGTGTAACACGGCGGCGGGCTGGCTGAAAAGCTGGCCCGCTTTTTTCATTTTCTGGTTAGCAAGGGCGATTTTAGGCGGGAAGTTATAGTAGGAATGGAGGCTTGACAATGGAACGCATAAAGGAAATTCCAGCGATAACTTTCGACGCTGTACAGCTTTTCACGGAACACGATTCCGCTAAACTGGCCGCTTTAATGGAAGAGGAAAAGCGTCAAGAGGCGGCGCAACGTGACGCATGGGCGGAGATCGTAACGGCTGAGGGATTCGCCGCTTTTGAGTTTGTGCAGCGCTGTGAATATCCGATGACGCTAATTTTGCACCCTTCAACACGGCCAGGGGTTGACTGGCAATTAACCCGCATTGGCTGGGATGGAATACCAAACGGACACGACGATTTTTACAAGTCTGACATGGAGGCGCTATATAAAGAATTGGCCGATTATGGCAGGCGCGGCGTGACTGTGCGGGCTTGCTATGTGGACTAAAATTTTTTCAAATTTTGGTTAGCAATATTGGATTGGTGCGGGTAGTTAAAGTGTAGGAAGCAAAACAGCCACACCTAAAATGGAGGTAACAAATATGTACGATGTTGAAAAGCTGGTGTCTATCGTTGCGGAGTATCTGGAGGCGGTAGAAGAGAATAAAAAGTTTAACCTGGAGCTGCGCAAGCAAAAAGGGTGGATGCCTGATACCTGTATCTGGATTCCGTCGCTTGACGGCTCCAATGCTTATCGACTGGGGGAATTGTACGGACGGGAGCAGCAACGGTCTTTTGTGCTGGCTGATATCTGCGCTATGCTGGACATCAATCAAGATCGGCTGATTGCCGCTGTAAAGTCCATGCAACGCAAAGAGAAGCACAACGGACGCTGGGACAACCCCAATTTGACTTGTTGGATGGGGCGAGAGGATAAAGAGCGGCTGCGCCGTTTTATCCAAAACGGTGATGAGTATATGAGCACCTGTTTTCAAAGCACTGGACGCAAAAAGCCGTGGTGTAAATAGCAGAAAATCGGCGGGCTGGCCTATATGGGCTGGCCCGCTTTTTTGTTTTTGTGGTTAGCATATCTGTTTTTCCATGGGTAGTTAATATAGGAGGTGTCGAACGATATGACAACAAAAACCGATTATCATTCCATCATGGAATTGAAAAAGCAGTACAACCCCTGCAATCGTGGCTTTGTAAATCAGTATGAAGTCAACCAGATCGAGACGATTCTGGAGATCAAAGAGCGTAACAATATTGAGCTTCAGAACGTGCGAGATATGGTGGTGATGCTTTATTCTCAATGGGCTGAACCAGCACGAGATCAAGAGGGCTGCGGCCAGCGGGATAAATGGGTGGAAATGCTGGACGCAATGAGCGCCATTTGTTTTGTGATTGACCAAGAAAAGGTCAAGCGTGGAATGGAGGTGTAAAATAATGCGCATTGTAATCTGTATGCCTACGAGCGAAGAGGCAAACGGCATTCAAGATGATGCGGTAATCCGTGATGCTTTATTAACGGTGGTAAACCGTATCACTATGCTGGATGAGAAGAGCGGCGAATTTGAGGCTGGAGACGGAAAACGGAATATGGTTACATTCCAAGTTACGGAATGATTACAAGCGGGGAAGAGAAATCTTTCCCGCTTTTCTGTTTTTGTAGTTAGCAAATGTCGCTATGGATAGGTAGATAAAGTGGAGGCGATAAACAAATGAGTAAACGGACAGAGCAAAAATTGATGGGGCTGGGGATGCTGATTATCTGTGCTTTTGTGCTGTTGTTGTGCTCTATGGGCACCACACCGAAAGACCAGGATGCAACGGCGGTTGTCATGCTGGCCCCGCTTGCCTTGTGGCTGATTTTCTCAAAAGAAATTGTAATTTATTAGTTAGCAAATGCAGTTTCGGATGGGTAGTTAATATAGGAGGTGCAACACATGCAAAGCATTTCTAAGAATGAGGTTGCCTGGGTGGTGGAGGCGCTAAACCTGACGGCTACTTACTACCAAACACATTCCCGCCGCTGTGCAGGGATGGAGGCGGGGCTGGCAACTCTGCGGGCCGAGCAGCTTACCGGCATTTCTGAGCGCCTGCAAAAAGCGCTGGATGACGGAAACAAGCGTATTGAAATCAAATATTAAAATGGAGGTTTTATCATGGCAAAGGTAACGAGAGAGCAGATCAACCGCTGGGAGGCAAAGCTGGTGAACGGGTTCCGTTTTGACCTCCATTTCTTCCTGATGTGGAATGACAAGCGGATCAAGAAGTGTCTGAAGCTGGAAGACGGGCGGACGCTGGAGGCGGTTTTGGAGTACCGCGACATTACCCACAACTACGCCAAGGTAGGTGTCCAGCCGGTTCTTCATCTGTCCGTTTGGGAGAGCTGCGGCCCCGACAGTGACATGATGAAAAGTAACGGCATGGGCGCTTATATCGAGATGGGCGCGGCGCAGGACAAGCGCAAGTATAACGAGCTTGTGAAGTTGTCCGCGATGGTGGACGATGGGAAGATCATGGCGCTGGCATTGGAGAAGATGCCGCAATTGGAAAACGCTGTGATTGTGTAAACCCCGGCGCTTTTTTTTGTTTTTCGGTTAGCATATTCACATTTCAACGGGTAGTTAAAGTGTAGGAGCAAGGCGGCGCTTGTATTCCACATGTTGCTGTTCAAGCTGTGCGCAGATATCGGCGCGGAGGCCGGTTTTCTTTCGGTTGAAAAATCGGTTGAGAAGTTCGGAAAGTTGGCGCTGATTCATTTCCCCTTTAGCATAGCGGGAAAAGCTGTGGCCGTTCGTTGTTGTGACCTCCATAGAGAGGGCGATCAGCGGTTGTCTACGGCTGGGATGCAGATGGAGCGTAACGGCGATATTGGAAACAACGTCTTGAAATTCGAGGCGGTTTTTCTTTGCTAAGCCGTTCAATTCCCTGATGGTGAAGTCCTCAACGGCGGTTGTGTAAATCTGGGCTAAAAGATCGTCGGGAAGTTCCCCTATGTAGGGCAGGCGAATGGCCTTTGCGCTGGTGCTCACAAAACAAATGTCACTGTAGGCAATCGACATTGTTTTACGGCTGAGTTCAGTTTTCAGCTTGACCGTAGGCCGATATTTTGGAGGCTGGGCAGCGGGCTTTGCCTGTTCTGGCTGGATGCTGGCCGATGCGGGATATTTGCCAAGAAGCGCCTGGATAATTTCGTGCATGGTTTCATTGGTGATCGTGTTAGCTTGCATGTTTATACACGCTCCTTTTCTTTTCGTTGTACCCACATTATAGCATAAAATAAGGCTAAAGTAAAGCGTTTTGCACAAATTTAGGCAATCTTTTTTGTGTAATTTGTACAAATAGCACAGCGAAAAAGAATTCACGAAATCTGCATTTATATCCATGAACAGCGACGAAAATTATTGTGACGAGTTGGTTAGCAAATCTATGTTGCCATGGGTAGTTATATTGGGAGGTGACAATCGGTGGTCACATGGCAAAATGATTCTGTAAATCTTAGTACGCTCTACACGGTGGAATACATTACTAATGCGTCGGACTGGAAAAAAGTCTGTGACAGTAAACATCCTGCTCCGTGGGAGCTGTACCAGAAAAAGAGCTATGACAGCTTAGATGAGGCGCTGACATTTTATCTGGTTCGGCTGTTTAGTAGCAAGACATTTGACGTGAAGCTGTTTGAGCAAATCCAAGTCAACGGTGTGGATGTACGAGAGGCATATATCGATCCGTCTGACCAAGTGTTTGATGGAATTAGGTCGGCTATTGATATGGAAATGCGCAACCGTTTGAATGATTTGGAAACCCGTGTAGCCAGCCAAGAAAAAGAGCTGGCAGAGTATTATAGCTTCATCTCAACTTGTAAATTGTCCCATAGCTTTAATAGGTATAGGGAGGCGAATAAAAAAGTTTGATTTCCAGTTAGCAAATCTCAGTTCACAAGGGTAGTTAAAATGTAGGAGACTACAACACAATTTAAGGAGGATTTTATCATGGTCAATCTGAAAAAGGACAACGTTTCCACCGAGCGGCAGACCGCTCCCCGCCCCCGTGTCAACCTCAAGAAGAGCGATCCCAACCGCCCCCGTGTGGATCTTCGGAAGCATGGCTACGGCAAGTATGAGCACCTGCGGGGCACCACCATTCACCGTGGCGCTGCGGAAGCGGCCAAACCCCACAAGGGTATCATCAACCTGGGCGGCAAGCCCTACAACTGTGCGCCGGATTCTGATGTGGAGTTTGAGCGCCGCATGAAGCGGTATGAGCGTATGCAGCGTGAGGCGGCTGAAGCCGCCGCCGCTGTTGCGGCCAGTATGCAGGGCAGTTCTGCTGAGGGCAGCGCCGAAAACGGCGCGGCCTGATATATCCTACTACATTTGAGAGGACGTGGTTCCAATGGGCTATGTGAGCGCCATGGGCGCATAAACAAAATTTCAAATTGAAAGCCGAGGCCAATGACATGAATAGAATTCGAGATCAGACCAATTAAGCGCCGTGAAAGCGCTAAGGGTAAACGTATGTAGGCTGCAACGGCTGGGGCGGTGCCCTGGCCTATGGCGAAGCCGCCCGCCTGATATGTAGTGCGGCATGTGTGTACAGAAGAAAGGAGGACGCTATGATGGCGAGAGCACGAGATCAGCCCTAAATCCCGATTGATTAATTTTTGCTTGAAAAGAGGATGCCGACATGAATAGAGCACGAGATCAGCCTTGATTCTGGATGACAAAATTCTGGATGGTGCAGTTTTGGAGGGACATCTGCGGAAACAAAAATCCCACCCCATAAAATTCCAGTTAGCAAATCTCAGTTCACAAGGGTAGTTAATATAGGAGGTGCTAAGCGTGAAAAATGCAAAGCTGATACTGAGCCAAGTGGCCGAGGCGATAGCCTCTGGTCACTCTGTTTTTATGACAGATGGAACAGTAACACGCAAGGTAATTAAGGTAGAAATTACTGATTTCAACCTTTCGTTTGGCAAAGAGGGAACTTTTGATGTTTTAGTTGAAAACGACGGCTGGAAACAAATTCCTATGACATGGCCGTTTGAAGATTTGAATGGCTATGGCTTAACAGAATTGGATGGGAATTTGTATATTGCACCAGATTGGTGGATTGCACTTTAGGGGGTGTAAAAATTGTTTGACACTGATGGTTTTATGGCTTATCTGAAAGAGCAGTTTGGGCCGATGGATGACCATTTCACGTATGAAATGGTGGAAAATCTGGTGAACTATGGCAAGAAACACCACGGCCATACTAAGGACGCTCTGGCCTACTTTCTGTCCGATATGATTCCAGAGGTGGAATTTGGTGAAGCGGCAATGTTTACGGACGATGACTACTTGACCCATAACGGTCAGATGGAGAAGCAGAAAGCAATTCTAAAACTGAAATAGGAGGTGTTCAGATATGAAAATCTGTAAAACATGTGGGAAATTCATCTTGGATGATGAGAACGGTGATCTGGCCTTTACTGTCAACCCTGGCCTCCCTGATAAGGAATATGTGGAGTGCGAGAGTTGCCACGACCATGCTATTGATCGTAGCAAAATCATCCAGTGTGAAGCCTGTGGTGAGTGGTTTTCCAACGATGTGTTGCATAGCGATAAAGATGAGGTCGGCGGCGATACGTTTTGCGCTTGTCCTTCCTGTGGTAAAGACATTGTGGACGGTATGACCCGCGAGGAACGGCAGCAGGAGGAAGATCGCTACATCCCCCAATACTCTATCGTTGTTCAGTTTACCAATGGTGGAAGCCGTGGTTTCTTAATCTCCGCTGAGGATAAACGGCAGGCGCTGGAAAAGCTGATGGATAGGCTGGGTGAGGGTAATATCGCCTGTGTGGATTCCATCCATATCGGATTCGTTTATATGGACGATGACATTATTGATTAAGGGAGGTTAAAGATATGGAGTTTGGAGTAAACAATGAACGTCAGATTGAGGTGAAGCAGGACAAATTGGACGGTGATGTTTCTGTTACCACCTGGGGAGCGCCTAACGAAGACGGATGCCGAGACTGCGAAAGTGAATACTCCATTTCACCTGGGGATTTTGTGATAATGCTGAACTGGTACAGATACCAGAAACAGCATGGCAATGAAAGTCTAAACTTTTGAATAGATCGGGGAGATTGCGATAGGCAGTTTCCCCGATTTTTTCTGTAGGAAATAGAGCTATTTAGTTAGCAAAATCATTTTCTTTTGGGTAGTTAATATAGGAGGTGGCTAACATGCCGAATAAAGTTGATACACATAAAAGCCCGATGACCACATTGGTTGAGCGGGCAGAAGAGCTTGGCTGGTGCTGCAACCAGGACGTTCAGGACGGCAAGTGCTATATTGAGTTTTTCCAGGCAAGCCCCGCTGGAGAAGATTTCGGCTTTACGGCCTATGGAGACACCGTGGAAGAGATCGTCAAGGATATCCGCGAGTACGCAGACGATTTCGATGCGGAAGAGCATGTAAAAGAGCTGTTGGACGCTAAGGCAAACGGGTTCGCTGGTGTGCCGGATGTGTTTACACTGGTGGAAGATGCCAAGGCCATTCAGGAAATGCTTAATACGCTGGCCTGGGATGATGCTCTGTGCGGCAACGAGCAGAAGGACTTCACTCTGCGCAAGAAAATCGAGGATGCCAAGGCGGAGTACATGGAGCGTTATGGTGAACTGGGCTGGCAGTATACTGATGAGGGCTTGCCCTATGCGATTCAGGATTACCACGGAAGCGTGGGGTCTGTGATGGACTTTACTGCGGATGACTGGCTGGCCTGTAAGGAAAGCGGCTGGACGCTGGATGAGGTATGCAAGCTGTGTGATGAGGAACAGTTTGGCAGCGACGTGGATACGCTGGCGGAGTTTATAAGACATATGCCGGACGATATGCCTAAAGAGGATGCGCTTTGTGCGGTGGAAGATTTCTATACATGGCGCAACGAGCTTTTGCTTACTGCTTTGAAAGCCTATGCTACATCAGGTTCTTGGATTCCCATGAACTAAGGAAGGAGAAAATATGAGATATTACAGCACACAACGGCCTATTACCCCTGGGAGTTTTCCCAGGGTCGCTTTTAATGCCGTGAAAGAGATCGTCAACTTTGAGCGGAAAACCTACTGTGAGGAAATCGGACGGGAAGCTTGGGGATATATCGACTATGAGAAGCCCCTTGACCGATATGATTGCAACGCTTACGAGCTTACTGCCGTACCGACAAAAACCCTGCGCCTGCGGTACATCGGCAAGGATAGCTGGAGCCGCTATGTATATGAGGACGAGGATGGTAAGCTTTGGAAGCTGACCGATTGTTGTTCTCCGAGGGAAGTTTGTGAACAACGCGGTGATACTCTGCATTCCGCTTGTAACAATTCCTTTGATGGTGAGCCTGATTGTCCGATGTCGGCGCATATTAACTACATATTCGTAAAGGAGTTCTGAATTTGTAGTTAGCAGATTCAATCACACATGGGTAGTTAAAGTGTAGGAAGTGAAAGTACCACAAAACAAATTTATGGAGGTATTCAAAATGGCAGCTAATGTTGAATCTATGTTTTATGTGCGCGAGGTGCCCTGGCATGGGTTGGGCACGAGAGTGGAGGAAGCCCTGACCAGCGCCGACGCTCTGCGGATTGCCGGTCTTGACTGGCTGGTGGAGCAGAAACCCATTCAGGTGTGCGGCGGCAACCGGATCGAGAACTTCAAGGCCAACATTCGGAGTACGGACGGCAAGGTGCTGGGTGTGGTTAGTGACCGCTACCAGATTGTCCAGAACGTTGAGGCGTTTGATTTTACCGATGAGCTGATTGGCGGAGATGTTCGCTACGAGACGGCGGGCAGTCTCCAGGAGGGCAAGAAAGTTTGGATGCTGGCAAAGATGCCGTCCACAAAGGTTGTGGGCGATGACGTGGAGCCGTATCTGTGCTTCTCCAATACCCACGACGGCAGCGGCGCTATCCGCATTTGCATGACTCCCATTCGTGTGGTGTGCAATAACACGCTGAACCTGGCCTTCAGCGGAGCCAGCCGTCAGTGGTCTACCAGGCACACGGGCGATCTCAAATATAAGATGCAGGAGGCCCGCTTGTGTCTGGAGCTGGCGGAAAAGTATATGGACGGCCTTGCCTCCTATGCTGACCGGCTGGCAAATACAACTATCACCGACGAACAGCTTGACAAGCTGCTGGCTGAGATGTTCCCCGTGGATGAGGAAAAGGACGGCGAGCGCAAGAAGAATAGCGCAAAAAAAGCCAAGGAAGAGTTCATGATCTGCTACCTTCGGCCTGATATCGCCCAGTTCCTTCACACTGGCTGGGGTGTAGTCAACGCTATGAGCGATATGGTCACACATACCGCTCCCCGCCGCAAGACGGCGAACTATCAGGAGAATAACTGGGGCCGTATCATGGACGGACATCCGATGCTGGACAAGATGGCGGCGCTTGTCGGAGCAAGGTAAATAATTTAGCGGGATAGGGTAGACAGCTTTATCCCGCTACGTTATAATAATTGGGGAGGGGGTGCAAGTTAGATGGCAAAGAAAGTTGATAGTATTGATGCACAGACCCTAAAAGAACTCCAACGCTTGGGTAAAGTCTTCCAGAGAAAAGAGAAGCAGATGTTGGATGCTTCAAAGGATTTGCAAAATCTTGTGAAAAAAAATTATGGATGACCAGCAGATGTGGGATAGCATGGAAGATGTGTTGGATATGATTTACCTTATACCAAAGGGGTATGCTCAATTTACATTGTGGGAACGCTACTACGAATTGAAAAAACAGCAAGAGGCGAGCGACTAAAAAGTCGCTCGCTTTTTTTTATTTCTTAGTTAGCAGAAGGAACATTGTATTGGTAGTTAATATAGGAGGTATGATAATATGAAATTTTTTGTTCTTATTTATCTGGAAGATAGCGACAATGGTTGTAGTGCTGAGGCGGTTCCGTTTTTGGACGAGACGCAGGCGGCGGCGAGTATGCGTGAAGCCTATGAAAAGACACTCAAGAGTACAGAGTTCAATGTCACTGAGCAGACCGACGATCACTATTGCCGTGAGTGTACTAAGGAAGCTGTGATTGTGGACGGGCTGGATAGATACTCCTGGCGCATTGAAGAGCATGAGCTTGATGTGCAGGTGGCTGTGGAGGTTGAAGGAGGACTTGTGCAAGGCATCTATGCCAACACTGACGTATATCCTGACGTGTATGATCTGGATGTGTCCAGCTATCCCGAAGAAGGTGAAGAGGATGAAGCCGACCAGAAAAGAGCAGAGCTGGATGAGCTTAAAAATCAACCTGGATGGCGGAGTGTGTGGTAAAGGAGGCATAGACATGTTGGTATGGAAAACGTGGAGAACTGTTAAATCCAGTTATGGGGTAGTTCAGTCGAGCAAATCCTACAAATTACTGTTGCTGTTCGGCGTTATCCCTCTGTTCATAGCAATCGACGGCTGAAAAAGGGCGGGAAAACTCCCGCCCTTTTTCTCTTTAGTGGTTAGCAAATCTTCCTATATATGGGTAGTTAATATAGGAGGTGCGTTTCTATGGATGACAAGTCTGAATATAGATTGTTCATTGGGAACTATGAAAACGTTATTGGCGAGGTAGTCTATCATAGGTATAGAAATAAATATATTCCTTGCCATGTCACAAATTATTATTTTAAGTCGAGAAAGTATGCGCTTGTTTCTGTCGATGATCTGGTGAATATTTCGGCGGAAAATCATGAGAAAAGGCGAGTGTTTTACACCACACGCATATATATCACGGAAGGAATGAAGTTTATATGAGGTTGAATGAACTGGTTACTCCTTTTGAGCGCCGTCGTGTGATTGAGTATGGTTCGGACGGCAACAAAGTTGTTCGTCATTGGTACGAGATGCAGCACGTTATCGGCCCGCTGTACATGAGCCGTATTACAAAAAACGAATATGAGTCGGATATGTTTACGCTCTTTGTTTTCTTTCCTGGCGTACCCAACGGCTTTACGTATTGGGAAGATACATGGCACCCTGAGCAGTATACTACGGAGCATGTTTTGAGAAGCCTGAAGCATGATGGATATGCCTCCCAGGAGCAGCTTATTGCAACGCTGAATCTCCATGTGGAAAAAGACATCTTTATCGGCAACGCCTGGATTGAATTTGTTCGTCAATTTGATTCCGAGCGGGCGGATGTGTATGCAAAACATCGTGCCGATTTCTATGCCCGTAGGGAGGAACAAGATCGGCAGGAAAGATTGGCCCGTCAAGCGGAGGAAGAAGCTGAAAAAGCCAGACAGCAGGCCGAGCTTGAAAAAGAAAAAGCCGTATACCTGGGGTGGGCCGATAAAATGACGGCGTTACGTTTTGGCAAGGTCAAGGCGCAAATGGAAAAGCTGGCCCGCTTTGATGGGAGAGTAATGTCCTATCGTGATTTCATTATCCAGTCTGTCAAAGACGGATGGACACCTAAGAAGCAGGACGGCGTGACCACTTGGTATGGAAGCCGCTGGGAACCTAAGAAGAGTAAGCCTAAGACCGTGTATAAACTTGCAAAAGGCAATCTTTGTTATACGATTAGCAAGACAGAGTTTGATTTTGCTGAGTTTTTGGTTAGCAAATCGACTTTGTAATAGGTAGATATAGTAGGAGGTGGCGTTATGTCTGCTGCAAATTATAAGACAATGGAAAACTTTCCTCTGTTAGCAAAGGATTTTGTTGTCTATGAGAAAAGTTGTTTAGCTTGTGGCGCATATCAAACTGATGAAGAAAATGAGGTTTGTGAGTGCTGCGGCGGTGAGTTGGAGGAAGCTTCATATATCGATAGTGATTCAATGCAGGAAGTAGTTGCCGACATGCAAAAACGGTTGGATGATCTCAACCGAACCCTCTGGTTCCATAAGGTATCGGTAGAGGGCGGATATTACTACGGCCTACAGTTGTATGTCGAGGAAAGGCACAATCCGAGTGATTATGACAATGCCGATTGTCGATACTACTTTGACATATGCCGAAGCGTGGCAATCCGTCGCTATAATAGTGAAGTCAATAAGCTTTGTCGGATACTCCGCCGTCTGGGTGCTGAATTCGGCTTTGAAGAGTTGTTTTGCAGAGATGTATTTTCCAACGGTGAAGTGTGCTATGGGCATGTAACGAAGTAGGGAGACGGCGGCACAAGCCGTCTTTTCTCTTGCATTGTACTATAATTTTTGATATAATTAGGAGGCGCTATGGAAAATAAAGTGATTCAGTTCAAAGGGAACGTTGATATGAAAGAGAAAATCAAGCAGGCCGCACAAAAGGCGGAGGCCGACTTTAAGGAAAAGGTTGAAATGTCCCGCCGCCCTGATGTAGATGTGCGTGAAATTTTCTCCGCTGAGGAAATTGATGAGCTTTACCAGGGGAATGAATTCTTTGGTGGCAAGATTGCAGACCTTACGAAAACACAGCGGTATAATAAGCTGGCAAACGCTGCCAAGTGGCTCCATGCAAATAGTATTGAGGTTGCGGATATGCAGATCGAGCCGGTGTCCAGAAATCATCCTAATGTGGTGGTTTCTTTGGAAATTCGCCGCTTTGCTTCACTGAAAGATAAGGAGCTGCGAGCATTTTCGGCTATGGCGGCGCTTTCTGATTCCATGTTTATCAGTGGGATTAAGGATTCTGTAACCCGTTTCACCTTTGGGATTGAAGGAGTGTGGCAACAGTGAAAATATGTCCTCCATGGAAAATGATTGGTCGCTATGCTGACGGTGAAGAAATCGAAGTTGGCGGCAACAGCGAAGAAGAATGTGTGGAAAAATTGTGCGCATTGGAAGAAAAGCATGGTTGGTTGAATTGGTACACTGGCATAACTGACGAGGACTATCAAGCCGGTGAATACATTGGACGGGACAATTTTATTTATGATTGATTGGTGAACCGTAAAAGCGGCGGAGCTCCGCCGCTTTTTTTTGTTCTTTGGTTAGCAATTGCCCTATTTCAAAGGTAGTTGTAATAGGAGGTGTCAATATGAAAATCAATCATGATCGTTCGTATATCAGCCTTGCCGATAGGGAGTTTGTGGAGCGGGGTTATGGACGTGAGTATGTGAGAAACTTTCGTTTCCAGTACATTTACACGAAGGAAGAGCAACAGGTGAGTCACGCATTAGCTGAGAGAGTTGGCCTTGATAGCTTGGAATGGCGGGCTTCTTGTGTGGAGGCGGCACGAACCAAAAGCGCTCATATGGCGCAAGTGATGGAGGCCATTGGTGCAAAACATTGGTGCTATCAATACAACAAAGATCGGGATATGAAACTGTTCAAGTCTGATGACTGGGATTTGTTTTTCTGGTGCAATGACTTTTACAACACAATGCGTAGTCCTGATTTGTCTGGGAGAGACTATTCCTACTTTACGCTGAATTTCAATGATTCTCAGTCAGCGGAAAAGCAAAAGGAAGTCTATGAGAGTGTCATGCAGATTCTTTCCCAATTCCAGAATGATGAGCATATTGAGGTGGCTATTCAGTATGACATTGCTTTGGATGAAGCAAATATCAGGAAGGATGCAGACAATGTTTCGGCCAGCTTGGTTGGGAAGCGTACCACATACAGTCCGGCTTCTGGCCTGATTTCGTTTCCTGGTTTTGAAATGGAGGGTAGGATTGTTGAAGCAAATGGGAGCCTGTTCTTCATGAAAAAGTGGGCAAGGAATAAGGGCTATCTTTTAAGCGCTGAGGAAATTTTAAGAATTTCCTGGAAGCTTGCCAGTTAGCAAATTGAAAAACAAGGGGGTAGTTAAATGGGAGTTCTTTTTCTCACTGTGTTAATTGCCTGGTTGTTTTACGAGTTCGTTGCCCAGGTGATCGCAGACGTAAAAGCGAAGAAGATGAACAAGGTGTACAAAAAGCTGAGAGATATCGCAGAAGGGAGGAAGCCGGACGATGAATAATCGTCCGGCGAATTTATGGACTTATTGGAAAAATTCGGACAGATTGAGGTTAAAGCGGATAACCGCATTTCTGAATATGACCGACGCTTTTGTCAGGTACATCAGACCGCCTACGAAAAGGCGCGGGAATTCATCAAAAAGATGGCTGAAGAGGTGGATAAGGCGCAGGTTGAGCAGTATTCCATCTTAAAAGCCTACAACAAGGATAGTCCGTCATTTTTGGGAAGCGGGTATCATAACGAGTTCGACCCAGAAGTATTCTGGAATAGGCTCGATAAAACCCACGATTGCTTCATCGCCCGTTTGGTGAGCTATTTTGCCCATCAATATAATGTGTCTTTGGACGATGAGGTGATTTGCAAAAATCTGATTCCCCAAAAGCCTAAAGACCCAGACTATTCGATCTACGGCTGGCGGCGCAATTTATCGGCTGAACAAGAGGCTGAGCTTGATAAGTTGTCGGCAGACCATGAGGCGGCTATGACGGAATACATGAGCAAGCTACGCAGCCTGTCGTTGACCTATACGGATGTGCTTGACCAGATATTTGTTCAGCTTGGCGGCTACTCTTTTCAGGATAAGGCGGTACAAGAGCTGAAAGATTCCGCCCACAAACACGCTTGGAATACATACTATGGCACCAAAAACTATGAAATCAAAAAGGCTACGATTTCTTTTTCGTTTGGTTGCTTTGTCTATTCTTGGGGCCATGGCGAGATGCAACTTCGTGATAGCATGAAAGATGTAATTCATGCCTTGGCCTATTTTGAGTATGGCACATTGAAATATTTGGGCAGTGGCTTCTCTGAGCTATGCGGCTATACATTTGAGGGTAATTCCTTTGAGTGCGGCTGGGAGAAAATTAAACAAATTCGGTGTTTCAAGGAATGGCCGTGTTGATGTCAAGTTTACCAGCGAGGCGTATGCCCGTCAATTCGCAGAAGAGTACCTTGGAACAGAAGTTTAATTTAGGAAGGAGAAAATATCATGCAGAGATTCAACATTAACTGGACGGCAAAGACCCTGTGCAATCAGATGAAGAAAGGGGCCGTCAACTTCGACAACGCTGTGCAGCGGAGCCTTGTCTGGGATGACAGCAAGAAGTCTCTCCTGATTCATAGTATGCTTTACGGGTTTGCCATTCCCGCCATGTACTTCACCAGAGACGAGAACGGCGTGTATGACAGCTTGGACGGCAAGCAGCGCTCCAACGCTATCAGCGAATATATGAACGACGAGTTTTGCCTGACCATGGACACGCCGCTCGTGATGGACGATGACGGCAACGAAGAGAACTTCACTGGCATGTCCTACTCTCAACTGCCTGAGTGGGCGCAGGATCGTATCAAGGATTTCAGCCTTACGATCTATTACTACGACGGCATGACGGAGCAGGAAATCCGCGAGTTCTTCCGTAGGCTGAACAATGGCAAGCCTCTGTCTGCTATCGAGCTGACACGGGTGAACACGCCCAGCCTCACGGCTTTCCAGGAGCTTGCCAAACACGATGCGATTCAGTCTGTGGTCACGGCTACTGGCAAGAAGCGCTTCACTGATGAGATGATTGCCATGCAGCTCTATCATCTTGTCACCATGGAAAACCCCGACTTCTCCACCAAGGCTTTCCGCGATTGGTCTAAGGCCGTTGAGATTGACGATCAGGTTATGGAAGATGTCAAGGCTGGGCTGGATGCCTATAACCTGTTTGCCAATTCGCTTGGACTGGATGACAAAAAGGTGATGAAGACGGTTAAGGCCAGAACCCATTTCATTAGCTGTGCCTATTACTGCTACTTGGCGATTCGGGCCGGCAAGTCTCAGGACGAGATTAACAGCACCATGAAGGATTTCTTCAACGGGAACCCGACCACCTCTGAGGACTACAACAAGTCTGTGGCCGCTGGAAGTGCGAAGCCTGGTGCAGTGCGGGCCAGACAGCAGACCATGCAGAGCCTTGTTGACAGCTCGGATAATGATTCCAGTGAAATTCTGATGTTCTAAAATTTCTATACACAGTTAGCAAATGTGGCTGACCGTGGGTAGATAAAAGGGGAGCTGACCTATCGGCTATACGGGGAGGATGGTTAAATTGGAGGGATACTTTTTGACACGCTATCAAATGTATGTGAAAGCTACTGGAGATACCTCATGGGGAGAGGCACCGATTTGGCTTAATGAGCAATATTTCCGTTTCTGTGAAGAGACTGAACGAGTGCCAAATTATATGGTGTCTCCTAATGGATACCGAATGGCGATGATGCAACCAGAGGAACACGAGCCGTTTAACGAATGGCTTATTAAAACCTATCATTTGGAGGAATGAATATGATGTACAACGGCAAGGAAGTTTTCACTCAGGACACTTTTTCTTACTCCGAGGCGCAGATTGGCGATTTGGTGGAACAGGCCGTGGTGGATGATGCTATGGATTGTTTGCCGCCCGCTTGTATGCGGGCTGACTGCTCTCAGATGGGAGAACCCTATTCCCATCGGGAAGATCCTGACACCAAGAAGTGGCGACCTGTCTATGCTACATTCAAAAAGGTGGCTGGTAAATGGCCGAACGGCATTTGGCAGTATTGCGGCCATTGCTTCTGCGGCGAGAACGTGGAACGGGGAAAAGACCCGATTTATTGTAGGATCAGAGGTGAATAACATGGAAGCGATGCTGAAAATTGACAATTGCATGGATTGTCCGCACCATTTGGTGCAGCCCGATCCCGACCCAGATGATTGGTTCTGCGATGATGACGAAAGGGTAGTCTGTACACAGATTCAGACCGAGGACGGTACAAATCGTACTATCACCTGCGCCTGTCGGCCATATATGAAACGGGCTGAGTGTCAGATTCCCGATTGGTGCCCGCTCAATCAGTAAACGGTTCTGGGAGGACTCCGTAAAAGCCTCCCTCCAAAAATCTGAAATAGGAGGTGTCATCATGAATTGGACTCGGCTGGATTTGCGAAGAAAAACTCTATGCCCCAGGGTTGGAATGCTGGTGGCGTTACGGATGGAGCCTACAAATTGTGCGGCCAGATTTTTTGGTACTGCTCGTTATGATATTGGCACCTTTGAAACGGAGAGCATGAATCCTAAAAGCAAGAAGCTTTGGTGGCATGGAACAAGAGGGGTGGACAACCCCACACGCTTACGGAGACACTACGACATTTGGTGGATTCCTATACGGGAATTTGATTGCTACGGAGGATGATGAAATGAGCCAATATATAGAGGCAGAGCTGGATGAAAAGGTAATCCCGCTCGTACAGTTTTTCAACGCTAACGGCCTGCCTACACTCATGTCCTGTCACGGGCACAACAAAACAAACCTATCTATGTTTTGGATTGAGTTTGATAAAACTGTTACGGAGGCCGATATTGTTGCGTTTATGCGTGGTCATCTCAATTGGGTCGGCATGTTCTGTTCATGTGGTCGCTTTGCTAAACGGATATACGCCTCTCATAATTCAGTCTATGAGTGCTGGTGCTATTTTGCTGCAACTGTGGAGGCTGCGAACGCAGACTTATACCAGTGGATGCACGATGCTGGAGAATGGCAAGGTGTAGACGGTGAGAGATACCAAGCGTGGCAACGAACGCTTGCAGAACGAAAAAATACCGCAATTGCCGGTTAGTAAAACCGATTTTCTGCGGGTAGATATATTGGAGGTGAACTTATGAAGTACCAATTCTCTGGGCAAAGCATCCCGCAGGAGAGCCGACAGGAACTCAATAACAAAATTCTTTATCTCATCGACAATGATCTTGCGGAGTCCTCTGGGATTACCGCAGAAGACATCTACAATGCCTATACTGGTGATGGCGGATTACATGGCCTGAAATTTCAGGACTACGATAGCTATGCGGAGTTTTCTTCTGCCAAAAAGGAGATTGAGAATGGGCAGTTCTTCACACCAGACAGTGTATGCCAGTTCATTATGGAGTGTCTTGCTGTCTCCGATCAAGATGTGGTAGCCGATCTGACCTGTGGGATGGGCGGTTTCTTTAACCATTGTCCTGTTGAGGCCAACGTATATGGCTGTGAGCTGGATGTCAAAGCCTATAAGGTAGCTCACTATTTGTTCCCTAAAGCAAATCTTGTTTGTGGGGATATTCGCACTTATAATCCTGGGATCAAGATGGATTATATCGTGGGCAATCCTCCGTTTAATCTGCGGTGGTGGGTGGACGGAGCGCAAATACTTTCCCAGCTTTACTACTGCCAGAAAGCGGCGGAGTTGTTGAAGCCTATGGGAATTATGGCGCTGGTGGTTCCCCGCTCATTTTTGGCCGACGATTTTTCGGATGGTGGATTGATTAAGGAGATGGAAAAGCATTTCAGTTTTCTTGGACAGTTCTCCATTGCCGACGATACCTTTAAGCATTTGGGTGTAAGCTCCTTTCCCACCAAAATCCAGTTCTGGCAGAAGAACAGTGAAATGGATGGCTGGAAAGCAAGCCCTTACAGCGCCGATTTATCGGTGGAGGTTTCGCCCAGTGACAAGGCGGATGTGAAATACATACAGACTGCGGTATTGGCCGATGCCCAGGAGATGTTGCGGAAAAATAAGTCTCATATTTTGCTGGAGCTTGCCAGAGACGATCATTCTTCGCATGAGTTTCTGTATCAGGTTAAGAAGTATTTGTTTCACATTAAAAGCAATCCAGCTATCCGAGAAAAGTATGTCAAATGCTGTGAGTATTTGAGTAAATATTATACGCAGAAACAGCCCGAAGGTATGTCCTATGAAGAGTGGAGCAAGCGGCGAATCACGGAGGCAAAGGTGCTTGCTTATCTGCGGAATACAGTGAGAAAGCAGCATCCGAAGCCGTTGAGAGATGAAGTGAGGCTGGTAAAGCAAGACTACGCCTTAGTATATAAGGCGTATAGCCCGAAAGCAGCTCGTCGCTTGACGGAAACTGGGAAGATGCCCATTCCGATTTATCAAATTGTAAGCGACATGGACGATCCCAACAGGTATGGCCCATATGCCAGGATGATTCGCCGCCGTCAACGTGAATACCAGATTGAGCAACAGGTATTTGCGGAGATGAAAGAAGACGAACAGATTTCCGCTTGGCTGAACAACTTTGTTTTGTTTGACAGTGAGAATGAGGAAGATATTTTACTGAATGACAAACAGAAGCGGGATATCAATGTAACACTCCAAAAGCGGTATTCGCTTCTTCAGTGGGAACAGGGCAGCGGCAAAACTTTGGCCGGAATTGCAACTGGCTTATATCGGATGCAAAAGGGCAACGCAGTTTGTACGTGGGTAATTTCTCCCGCTATTTCTATCAAGAACAACTGGGATTTGGTTTTGCCGAACTACACACAGCATGATCGGAAGGAGGATTGGGATACAGCTCTTGAAGATTGTGGGCTAAGTTATGTTATGGTCAATAGCCTGTCTGATTTGGAACGGATCAAGCCTGGAGATTTTGTTCTTACTACCATGAACAAGCTGGGCAAGTATCAGAGGCAGATTAAACAGTGGATACGTCAGCATAATCAAAAAGTTGCTCTTGTCTTTGATGAAAGCGATGAAATGACGAATCCATACAGCATCCGTTCAAAGGCGGCTCTCAATTGTTTCCGCCGTTGCAAGTACAAGCTTCTCATGACCGGCACCAGTACCCGCAATAATATCAGTGAGTTTGCTCCCCAACTGGAGCTTGCCTACAACAATTCGGTCAACATGATTTCCTGGTGCAGAGAGATTTATCGCTATGAGGAAGTCAATAAGAAGAAAAATATCTTGGAGGCCGGCCTACACTCGTATGACAACCTGTACTATGGACAGCCTATCCCCGCTTACCAGCGTGGCTATAAGCTTTTTGCGGAGTCCCATTTGCCTGAGAAAATCACGGTGTTTGGTGTTGGACAGAAAACGCAGGATATCTACAATGCGGAAGAGTTGAGTAACATTCTCAAACGGCTTGTAATAACCCGCACCTTCAAAGAAATTGTAGGCAAAGAGATTCGCCGTATTCATCAGGTTCCGATTCAGTTTTCTCCGCAGGAGCGAGCTGTATATACTATGGCAATTGAAAAGTTCCATGAAATGCGAGACAACTATTTCGCTTCAACAGGCAATTCTCGCAAGGATGCCATGATGCGGCTGATTCAGCAGATTACTTTGCTCTTGCGCATTAGTGCTGCCCCTAATACTGTTCGGGAATATACTGGAGAGTTGCCTACAAAAATTGCAACGGTCATTAACATGGCCCAAGAGTGGAGTGATGAAATCGTAGCTATTGGGGTGCGGCACAAGGTTGTTGTGGATGCGTTTGCTACGGCTATTCGGGAGGCTATGCCAGATCGAAAATTGTTTGTGGTAACAGGAGCAACCATGTCTCTTGCGAAGCGTCGCGCCCTACGGAAAACCCTACGGAAAAGTAAAAACGGGATTCTACTCTGTACGCAGCAGAGTTTGCCCAGTAGCGTAAACTTTGAGTATGTCAACAAGGTAATCATTCCTGAGTTGCATTACAATAATTCCCGTATGAGCCAGTTCTATATGCGCTTTGTTCGGTTCAACTCTGAGCATTGGAAGGATATATACTTCGTCACACACGCTGGAAGCATAGAGTCCAATTTAATGCAGATGGTTCTTGCCAAGGAACGGCTCAATTTGTTCATGCGTGGTCAGGATGCCAGCATGGATGAAATATATGAGAAATTCGGAGTGAACTACGATTTGCTCTCTTTGCTGATGAGCCGGGAAGAAGATGACGAAGGGCATTTCCAGATCAGATGGGGCCAGCAATTTATTGACAGCGACGGTTAGCAAAGATTGAGCCGGATGGGTAGATATAAAAGGGAAGAATTTTTTTGATTTGAAAAGAAATTAACTAATTCATTTTTATGGGGAGGTGTCGCTATGGAGTATAGTATTGAGTACCGCAACGGCCATGTGGAGGTTCGTGACTCGGCTGGAAACTTTATGTGTTCTGCTGACACAATCGCTGAGGCCAAGCGAGAAATCGAGAACGACTTCAAGGAGGTAGCGTGATGGAAGAGACAAAAATTGTTTTCTGTTCCAACTGCAAGCATTACATTTCGGTGGAAGGTCAGGTAGCGCTTCTGGGCGGAGGCATGTGTTTTGTAGATGCACCATCTCATATCACGATGGTTCCGCCGACTCACTTCTGTTCCTATGGAATAGAAAAAGTCCCCTGCGAGAAAGCAGAGGACTCAATCTAAATCTTCTTTTGTTGGTAGACTCGCTTCATGTCGTTTTCCCAGGCTGTTTTCCTGTGATAGCGTACCCAGCGCTGATACTCTGCCCAACGATTCGTGGAGGCTTCAGTAGATAAGCCAAATACACGCTGTATATCGAACGAGGATGAGATTCCAAGGGATGTATATAGTGGCATGGGGCATAGTAGAGTGGCGGCAAACTGATCCGCCTCAGTCTCCAGGTCTGGGGCGGACAGGTTGTTAAATCCATTCTCCGCCAGCATTGGTTCCGCAACAAGAGGAAGATGTTTCAAAATAACATGGCCCAGCTCATGAGCCTTTGTCCAGCGCTTTCGTCCTGCTACATTGTGTCCTTCGCTGTCTGAATTCCAAAGGATTAAGTACCGATCTCTGGTTACATCGTAGTGAGTACATCCCGACGTACTCTCACACAACAGAACAACATCCCGAATGGAACAGTCGGTTGCTTCCGCAAATTCACGATAAGTTAAAGCTTTGCAGTTAGGAATGGCTGAAACAATATCACATGGCTCTATCGGGAATTGGATGTTGGATAGCCCTTTGTAAATCTGTAAGACTTGATTATAGATATAGGGATATCTGACCATGCTGCACCTCCAGTTATGGCCTATTATACACGGTATATTGTCCTATAAAACGGACTTCATTCTGTGCGGAACGCATATTCAAATCCCAATTTCAACATGCGCATCATTCTATCACGGTCTTGGGGTGACATGCGTGACTTGGCTCGCTGGAGGGAAACAAAATCCTCATCTCCGATCAAATCTTCTGCGGGAGTGGATATATCAGATCGGCCAACCAAGTAATCGGTGGAAACATTGAAGTATTCGGCAATTACTTTCACTTTATCAATGGATGGTGAGGTGTTGTTTTTCCACTTCCGTATGATAGAAGAGCTTAGCCCAGTATCTTCTTCCAGTTTTGCCAAGGTTATTCCCTTAGCTGCGCATAGTTCTTTGATCCGAACGTAGATAATTGAATCCATAAGGCACCTCACATAAAGATAAAATTTTCCCGATTGCCTCTTGACAGCGATAATATTTTCTGCTATATTGAAGCCTGCCCGATAAAATATTATCGTTGCTTACCAATTATAGCCCATATTTTCTCGAATGTCAACTAAAAAAACGGGGGTAAATGTGAAATCATGAATGTAAGAAACGGTTGTGAGCAGAGAAGTGTTACGCCCGCCGATTTTGGAATGGTGAGCACCGATTCTCGTCGGATTGTCTTGCCCTATACTGGAGAGCTGTGGGGCGATATTTGCGTGGAGGCGCAAAACCTTATCTTGCTCCAAAAGGGCTGTGGCCTGGACTATGGAGTATGGCGCTACGATCAGATGGTGCAGAACCTTTCCGCCGAAGTGTTTTTCAATGTACAGAAAAAAGTTGTACATACAACGGCTTACTTGCACATTAACACTACGGACGGGGATCGTGTAGATGGCCGGGTATTCCTGGTCTTGGACGCAGCAGAGATCAAAGCGATTTTGGACGTTTTCTTTGTAAACGGAAGCGGAGTTGAAGTTGGACTTTGTTCGTATTATGCTGAGGCGTATGCGGCTTGGAAGGGTGGGTAAAAAAAGTTGAAACAAATTAATTAAACCCTATTGACAAGTCGGCTCTCATGTGCTATATTATACTCAACAAGGATTTAATTAAACAACTTCGCAAGTGAATAGGAGGGTGGGACGTGGATAACAGTAGTTACCGTCGCCAGTTTATAGAATCCTATGTGAGCGACTATAGATTCACGGAATTGTCGATCCGAACCTTTGAAGATATTTGGAAACGGATTGGAAAGGCCGAAGAAGCTCTTGAAAAGACCTTAGAAGATGGATATGGCAAGGAGGACTATATCAATCTTTTGGAGCGGCTAAACGTTGCGACAATTCCGGTGCTTACTGTGATGAAATCTAAGATATTGCAGTATGTCGAATATATCAATGCAGCGGGGCTTATCTCTGACGATTGTGTCAAAGCTCTAAAGGCCGTCACAATCAAGGATCTCAAAGTTGCTGGTTACTACGACAGCAGATACTTCAAAGACTTTCCAAGCTTGCAGGATGCAATTGATAGCACATTGATTGCCGCAGAACGGGTTGACGATGCGATATTCGGAACAGCGATTACAGCGATTTACTTGGCCTGGTGCGGTTTGACAATCGAAGAAGCCATGCAAGTTAAAAAGTCTGAGGTGCTTGACGATTGCATTGTAACGGCTGGTAAAACAATTAGGCCGATTACGCAAATCATGGAGTATATCAAAGATTATCGTGACGCAACCGAGTATAAATCTTTGGGGCGAGCTATTATCACCTTAAAGTATGTGCCCAGTGAATGGCTGTTAAGAAATACCAGGTGCGACCGATTTGACCAAGGGCAGCGTCTTAGGATTTCGATAAATCAGTTTGGCAATAGCTCCGAGGAATCCAAGAACCTATTTAACTACGATAAAATTTATTGGTCTGGCGTATATAGTCGTGCATACATCTACGAGCGCACATACGGCGTTATCCAAGCCAATGATGTAGCAAAGATTGAAGAAATATTTGGTGAGAAATATTCCACAGTAGCGCTTGCTAATCGGCGGTTATATGATTACCATTTATTCAGAGAGCATTTCTTCCCAACCTATACACCTCCCTCTAAAGAGGAAGCTTAAAGGCGAAAGCCTTTAAGTTCACAGAAGAACTTAATTAATTCATTCTAAGATATGTCCGAATAAGTTCCGGTGGACTTTTAAGAGGGCGGGTTCGACTCCCGAACGGATAATGATTGATAAAAGAGGTGGTGTAATTTGAGTGGATGCGAATACTGTCAAAAAGGTCGTGAGTTCTTAGCTTTTGGGACATCTGACGATAGCTTAGGATGTGCCCACATTGAAATAGGAACCAATATCTTTGTTGACAGTGCGGGTCGCCATATGCGGTTTCAATACTGCCCCCAGTGTGGAAAGCCTTTATTGGATACACCTAATACTGGTGGCGTGAAACCTTGGCCGTTTCTATTTCTACTGCCAGTACGACCAAAGAAGACCGCAGTGGCCTAAATAATAAATAAGGGAGTGTAGAAGATGGCAGATCAAAAGCAAAACACGAAACGAGAGAGCGGTTACTACTGGGTGCCGAGGGCACACACCTGTAATGGCTGTAAGTTCCTTAACTTCGCCAAGCAGGGATGCCGACGCAATCAACCTCCTGGTGAGGTTCGCCCCCTAACTACCTACCTCAATGGCGACGGTTATCTGGCTTTGATTAAGCCCTCTGACTGTGATTGGGATAAGGACGGGGCAAAGAAAAAGGCTGAGGCTTCTCAGGATGCCGATATGTCACAAGATTCTGGTGAAAAGGAGGAAGCTGTATGAGAAAGACCACACCTACTCCTGCTCCTGCTGTGCATGACATTCTGAAAGAGAAGCAGACAGAGATTGCTCTGCTGGAGCGTGAAGCTGATGAGGCGGTTGACCTTGTTACCCGTACCATTTCTGGCCTGGAGCTGATTAATCAGCAAATCTCTGATTCAATGGCGGATATTGACAAATACGCCGCTGAATTGGCTCAGACCCGCGAGACAATGGCTAAGAAGCGTAGCAATAACGCTGCCATTATCGCCAACTTCTCCAAGCTTCTCAGTGTAGAGGCTGCGGAGTAATCCAAGAAGTCAACGGCACTAACAGCAACATTCTACATATAACTTGAAATTATATTTGTGGTGTGCCGTGTTCCAATCCGAAGGGAGATAAAATATGAGGAATACCGTAAAAGAGTTCAAGCCTAAGTTCAAGGTTGGGGATAGAGTTTACGACAAGAAGTATGGCTTTGGAACGGTAAAGCAGGTTAATCCGGCAGATCGTGATTACCCATACGATATCCATTATGAAGATGGCACAATGATCTGGTATAAGGCAAGAGGCGTTGTGCCAGCATCAAAAGCAAAGCTTCTATAACCCAGCATTAAGGCGCATACAGCAATTATAAAGAAGAATTTGACTGATAAACGAACACTCTTTTTTAAGCGCCTTGTATTTATGGAGCAGTAAGCCTAATGGTAAGGCAACGGTTTGCTAAACCGTCAGTAGCCCGAAAGGGTGTGCAGGTTCGAGTCCTGTCTGCTTCGCCACCAAGAGCAAGTAGGCAAAGAGAAAGCCTATTCGATAATCTGAGCGTAATAAGCATAACTGTTTTGATTCATGACACCTCCATTTTCCTCTTTCCATTATTCACCTCCTACATTTTGTGTCAACTGCTTATTTCAGATGAAGCGAATACAAAATAGGTTCGCCTATTGTATGGGAGTATGGCCCGTACCTTGCTCGATTATATGCCGCTGTGGTGGAACTGGAAGACACATCCGATTTAAGCTCGGCTGCTTATGGCGTAGGGGTTCAACTCCCCTCAGCGGCACCAGCCGTATAAGGGCAATATGGCAATTCGGAAGTAAGAGTGCGTGACGACGGGAAAGACCGCTACTGCCGTGTAAGTGCGGCAACCTGGGAGCGTCTGGAGGGCGGCTCAAAGTGTAATGATCGGCGGACACTAACAGCAATGTTACTTAAAAAGAATGCAAATCTTTTGCTTACGGTTCGATTCCGTAGCTCCCCAAAGCCGATTTAACTTTCTGGTTAGCAGATATTCATTCTAACAGGTAGTTATAACAGAGATGCAGAGGTAGCTCAGTTGGTAGAGCAACAGACAAAAACGTGTCGAGATTGGCACAGACAGCAATATTAAAGTGAATTCTGTATGTCGAAGGTTCAAGTCCTCCCCTCTGCACCAGCGTACATGTACGTCCTTCCTTTCTTTGCAAAACTGGTAGACGTACCATCCGTAAAGTCGGACGGAATCCACACCGAAAGACCCGCACAATTGTACGAGTTGGGCGTAAGGATAGGTAAGCGGGATGTGGTGAAGCCTATCACCCAACACCAATATGGCTGGGATAGTTTATGGGTAAAACAGTATCGGTAGCGCTGCCGACGGTGTGTACACACTGGACATTTAATCTACAGAAGCGGGTTCGAGTCCCGCCCTGGCTCACCGAAGTTAATTATGTGATTTGGAGGTATCGCAATGAACATCAATATTCAGAACAACATCCCGAACGTCGATGTGACGCTCAACAAGTCTGCGGATGGCAGCGTATCTATTCTGCTGACGGAGAAGAAAGTGCTGACGCTTGGCGACATCAAGTGCGGCGGGATCACGAAGCTGGGAGGTCGTGAGTTCTATGTCCTGGGCCATGGCGCAGAAACGACGGCTGTGCTTGTCAAGGATTCTGTAAAGCGTATGTCCTTCGGCGGCAATGGCGACTGGCGCAAGAGTGATGTCCGCTCCTACTGCAATGGCGATTTCTATAAGGAGCTGGCCGCTGCGATTGGTGCTGAGAACATCGTACAGCATACCGTCAAGCTGGTTGCCGATGACGGAACCGGCAAGGGAATCTCCTGTAAGGACAATGTTTCGATTCTGACAACCGAGCTGTACCGCCGCTACAGAGAGTATCTGCCCGCTATGGATGAGCCGTGGTGGACGGCGACCAGAGTGACGCATGACGAGGACACTGGCTATGCTCGTGACGTTTGCTGCGTCTTCTCCCGTGGCCTTCTGTACTGGAGTGACTGTGATTTCAGCTGCGACGTTCGCCCGTTTTGTATTTTGAATTCTTCAATCTTGGTTTCTTGAGTAGCAATTGAGCAGTGAGGTCAAGTTTGATATAGGCGACAAGGCGGAAGAACTGTATTTCAGTGTGTTCGATTTGACAACAAATCGGGAACACTATCCCACAAAATTTCGCCGTCTGGCAGATCAGCTTCAAAAGTATGCGCTTGGTATTCACAGTGATGTGATGGACGCAAATTCGTTCCGCACAGATACCGTATCTCAACGGAATAAACGGTTTGATTTTCAGACCAGCGCCATTACAAAGTGCAACAAGTTCCTCAGCCTAACAAAATACAGCCTCCATGCTCATCTAATCAGTGCGGCTACAGGTGAAACCTGGACAAATCTCGCTCATGATGTAAAATTCATGACTCTCGCATGGCGAAAATCCTGATTTGACTTCTCCTTTAGGCTATGTGCTGAAGCTCGTAACGTTTGCTACGTCAACTCCAATGGCATTCTGAACTGGAATGACTGTGATTACAGCAACGACGTTCGCCCGTTCTGGTGGATTAGCGAGGTCTATAAACTGCTTCGGCGGTTACAAGGAGTGCGCCACACTATCAAAAGAGTACATAACCTTTCTCGCTGGTTGCGGGATAAATACAAAAGCAAATGAGCGACTTTCAGAAGTTAGTCGATTTTGGAAACCTTTATAACTCCTGCAAAGTTTCTCTGAAAGGCAAAGGGAAAAGACAGAGCGCAATAAGGTTCAATGTGCTGGCCTTAGAAAACTTGTGCGTGATGAAACGCCAGTTGATAGACCATACATATAAAATCGGTGCGTATACTGAATTTATTGTCTCTGAGCCGAAACGAAGGGTTGTCAAATCAGGTTCTTTTCGTGACAAGGTTCTCCAACATTGCCTGTGCGATTATGTGTTACTTCCTAAGCTGAAAGATGTCTTTATTCTGGATAATTACGCAGGTCAAACAGGCAAGGGAACCTTGTTCGGACTAAACCGCTTGTCAGAAAATTTACTTTCTTTCTATGACAAGCATGGTTGCAATGGCTATATACTTAAATGTGATATAGCAAAGTTCTTTTATAGCATTGACCACAAAGCTATGAAAGAATGCGTGAGACAGTATTTTGATGATGTAGATATCCAATGGATCTGCGACTTATTCATTGACAGCACTGAGGGTTGCGGATTACCACTTGGAAATCAATGTAGTCAGGTCTTTGCGCTGATGTTTCTGGACGGCCTGGATCACTTTGTTAAAGAAAATCTGGGCTGTGAATACTACGGCAGATATATGGATGACTTTTACCTGTTAGCCGAAAGCAAAGAGTATTTGCAAGAATGTCTAATACAGATTAAGGCATATTTAGCAGACTTGCAACTGGAGCTGAACAATAAAACCGAGATTGTACCAATGCAAAAAGGCATTCGTTTCCTTGGTTTTCACTCCTATCTGACGGATGATGGCAAAGTGATTCGTAAGTTGACAGGCGACAATAAGCGTCAAATCAAAAAGCGTCTCCGCACAAATGCAAAACTGGTTCAGGCCGGAAAGATGTCCAGAGCAAAATTTGACGAAAAATATCTATCATGGAAAAATCATGCTTCACATGGAAACTGCTATAAGCTAATCACAGAGATGGACAAATTTGCGGAGTCTCTATTTGTTGCGTGATAAAATGCGGGTATAGCTCAATGGATAGAGCATCTGTAAAAACAAAATGTGTCGTTTAACGACACTAACAGCAAAGATGTTTGAGGGACAGATGGTTAGCAGTTCGATTCTGCTTGCCCGCAATATGCCAGGGTAGCTCAGGTGGTAGAGCGCGTAATAACGTGCCTTGTCTAAAGGCGTAAACAGCAATTTTTCAAGGAATTGTAATCCCGTGGTCGTTGGTTCGAGTCCAACCCCTGGCACCGAAAGGATAGAACTCTCCTTGCCCGCACTGGCGTAATGAGTCCGCTGAGCTATAAGCGATAAACAAAGCGTTATTCACCTAAGGCTGATAGGGTGGAGTGTTACTGGGTCTGTGATATAGAATCCAGAGGTAGTCAACTGGCATTCCAAAATGCCGGAAGGGTGGTTGCCCTCAGTTTTCCACAGTGCGGTAATAGCTGGGGATATGCTATCAGTGATTTGCAATAGCTGGTAGCCTCTATGCGGCAGTAGTCAAGGGGCTAAGACAGCGGCCATTAAAAAAATGTGAGTCGGGAAGATTCACTAACAGCAAGATCAAAAATAAGCCAAGCCGCCATTCGTGGGTTCGAGTCCCACCTGTCGCACCGAGGGTATGAGTTGACTTCGCCATTCAAACAGTCTCTAAAAAGTTGGTAGAAATGGCAATCTAAAGGAAAGAGGGAATGTAAATTGATTGTGTGGTTTAGGCCACAATAGGCCAAACAATATAGAGAGGCGTACAGCAATCTTAATGGTTAAAGTATTAGCTACATAGCTGATATGAGAAGGTTCAAACCCTTTGAATTTGCCTCTCGTTTTCGCTTCCTCTGGGACACATACAGCAAAAAGTAGTTAGCAAAACTCATACTGAATGGGTAGCTAAAGTGTCTTGGAGTTTGCAAAGCAAAAGAAATTAACTAATTCACTTTTAAGGAGGAAGCATTTATGAGCAAGAATTTTATGTCTGCGGTCAAGGGGACTTTGAACGATGAGTTCAACGTGTCTGTCACCGAGAACGGCGCTGTTGGTTATCGTACCTCCGGCAAGGAACTGTTGGATATCAACTTCGCTGTGGCTTCTCTGCGGCGGGCCAATCCCAAGGATATCTATGACCGCTTTATGCGGGCGTTCTTTGAGGACAAGGTAACGGCCATGAAGTGGCTGTTCTTCGCCCGCGATGTACGTGGTGGCTTGGGCGAGCGCCGGTTGTTCCGCTCTGTGTTTGAGCGGATGGCGGTGTCCAATCCCGAGTACATCATCCCTCTCATCAATCTGGTGCCTGAGTACGGCAGATATGATGACCTGTGGAGCCTGCTGGACACGGAGCTGGCCGACAATGTGATGGCACTGGTCAAGAAGCAGTTGGTGGAGGATGTGAAAGCAGCCAGCAAGGGCGAGAACATCTCTCTTCTGGCGAAGTGGCTCCCCTCTCCCAATGCGTCCTCTCCCACTACCAAGCGATACGCCAAGAAGATCTTCAAGTATATTGGCGTTACTGAGCGGGATTACCGCAAGACACTCTCTCGTCTGCGTAAGAAGTTGGATGTGGTGGAGCGCAAAATGTCCGCCCGCACCTGGGATACAATCAGGTATGAGGCTGTGCCCTCTCGTGCGAACCTGATTTACAACAATGCGTTTCTGCGCAATGACGAGGATCGCCGTCGCGCTTTCCTGGCCGCTCTGGAAAAGGGCGAGGTGAAGATCAACGCCTCTACTCTGTATCCTCACGATGTTGTGAGTAAGTACATGATGGGCGACGGTTGGGGGCGTGACCGTCTCAAGCCTCTGGATCAGACCTTGGAGGCTCTATGGAAGTCCCTCCCCGATACGGTACAGGGCTGCGGCAATACCATTGTTGTGGCCGATGGAAGCGGCAGTATGACTACCACTGTTGGTGGCACCTCTACTACCGCACTGGAGGTCGCTAATGCCCTGGCAATCTACTTTGCTGAGCGTTCTTCCGGCCAGTTCAAGGATCAGTACATCACCTTCTCCGAGCATCCTCAGCTTGTCAATCTGAGTAGCGGCAAGAACCTTCGAGAGAAGATTCAGATTGCCTTGCAGCACAATGAGGTGGCAAATACCAACATCGAGGCGGTGTTTGATCTGATTCTCTCTACGGCGGTCAAGAACAATATGGCGCAGGAGGACTTGCCCCAGAACATCCTTATCATCTCTGATATGGAGTTTGACAGTTGCGCTACATGTGGTGCGGCTCGTCGTGGTTATGGCTATGGCGGCTATGGCGGCAATCGTCCTAATGCCAAGCTGTTCCAAACGATTGCCAAGCGCTACGCCGAGGCTGGCTACCAGATTCCCAGAATGGTGTTCTGGAACGTCAACTCCCGTACTGGCACCATTCCTGTCATCGAGAATGATTTGGGGGTTGCCCTGGTTAGCGGGTTTAGCACCAACATCGTCAAGATGGTCATGAGCGGCAGGACTGATCCCTACGAGTGCTTGCTGGAGACTTTGAACAGTGAGCGGTATGCGCCCATTGGCAAGGCTCTGAGCTATCTGTAAAAGCAAGGCGGGCGGCTTAACCGCCGCCCGCTCCACTTAAAGGGAGGGTAGTTATGCAGTTCATTACCAAATACATTATGGCACATTCCAATGGAAAGAAAGCGCCAATTTGCGGAAGTAAACTTGCAACAGCTTTCTCTATATCTCAAGTGTCCATTCGGAAACTGATTAACGAGGCTCGAAGCGCTGGCGATCCAATCTGCTCTTGTGGCAAAGGATATTATATCCCAAACGATAAGAGCGAAATAAAAGAAACAATCGAATCCATTCAAGGCCGTATCGCTGGTATGAATAATGCTATTGATGGCCTGAAAAGTTTACTGTGAGGTGATGTTATGTGAAGAATAGCGTGGGCCAAAGGGCAAAGAAATTTTTCCGTGGAATTACGCTTCTTATCTGCTTTATGGCGGTCTGGCACATAGCATCGCTTTTTACAAAGCCAATGTTTATTCCATCTCCCGCCTCTGTGTTCAAAGCGGTGATTGGACTCGCTGAAACAGGTCAGCTTTCAAATGGGTTGCTGTATTCATTCATGCGAATTACGACTGCATCGTTTATCTCTATGGCAATTGCTGTTCCACTTGCTCTCCTTATCTATGGAATAGCGCCGCTAAAAGAAACGATTATGCCTGTAATTTCATTTTTGAGGTATGTGCCTGTTACAGCGTTTTCGCCACTGTTGATTCTATGGTTTGGCATTGGCGAAAAAATGAAAATATCATTTCTTTTCCTGGCGACATTCGTATATCTACTACCGTCTGTTCTGCTGTGCTTTGATGAAGTTCCGCCAGATTTAATGGAAACAGGAAAAACCATAGGCATGACAAGTTGGGAGACAATCAAAGAAATTCTTTTACCAGCGGCACTACCTTCCATCTGTAACAACTTCCTTGTCATCTATGGAATCGGGTGGACATACTGCGCCGTTGTAGAGGCCACAAATGCTAAATATGGCCTTGGGTTTATCATTAATGTTAGCTCCGCAAGAGGCAAAACCGCAGTTGTATTCGGTGCAATTATTGTGATTATGCTATTCAGCTATGTGTTTGACAAGGTTGGAAAAGCGCTAATCAGAAAGATATTTAAGTGGAGGTTTTGCAATGATACAGTTGAATAATCTTTCTATCGGATATGGCGGAGTAGCAATTGTTGATGATCTCAACTTGTCTTTTGAAGACGGGAAAGTGTATGGCATTTTAGCAAAGTCAGGTGCGGGAAAAACCACATTACTTAAAACCATCGCGGGGTTGCTCCCGCCAGTTAAAGGTCATGTCAGTATCGACGGTGTTCATTATCGCACTTCCAGGCGCAATCCAGTTTATATGATGCACCAACGATATTGTAATTTTAACTGGCTTACCTGTTTGGAGAATGTGCTAATTGCTCAGCGTGATAAGCGAAAACGGTATACAGATGAAAGTCGTGCTGATGCCTATTTAGCACTTTGCCAAGTGGGATTGGATAGCTGCAAAGATAAATGGCCGTCACAGCTTTCGGGCGGTATGCAGCAAAGGCTTGCACTTGCAAGGACGCTATATGTCAAGCCTAAATACCTCTTAATGGATGAGCCGCTTTCTGCTCTGGACGATAAGACACGGAGCGAAATGCAAAGTCTTATCCTTGACATACATCGCAAAACCCAAAACACTATCCTAATGGTTACGCACAGCCAAGATGAAGCTTCTAAAATGTGCGATCAAATAATTAGAATTGGAGGGAACTAAGTGGCAGGAATTCTCGAAAAGATGGGTCTTGTTCGGACTGAGGAAGTTCCATTGGTGACTCCTTTGGGCAACCTTGTTCCAGCGGTAGAGCCAGAAGATGCACCCGAAATTGACGCTTCGCAAGTGTCTTATGAGGATGTTATTCATTCAGTCTACCAGCAGGGCGGAGTTGAAGACACACACTCAATTTTCAAAATCAAGGCGTATATCGACATCCTTCCGCCCGAGATGACAAACGCGAAGAAACAAGCCTCTATTGCAGGTATTCTCACTGTGAATGGCATTAACGTCCACGACCTTATCAATGATGGCGGCGGACGTATCAATGTACTGGAAGCTGCTGCCCAAAGTATCAAGGATGAAAATGACAGCATCATCAGCGAGGCGGAGGCGGACATTGAGCACCTCAAGTCTATGATTGAGGCGGCAGAAACAAAGATTGCGGACTCCAAACGAAAAACCGCTGAGGCCAATGCCGCAATCACAGAGGAAATCAACTCCATCACACAGCTTTTGAATTTTGCAGACGGCATTGCCGGTACTACTGAGGGGGAAAGTTAATGGGTATCGCAGTTGGCGCACTGGCGGTTGTATTTATCCTTGCGCTAATCATTTTTCCTGGTGTGCGGGATAAGCTTAAAGTTCTTGTTGGTGGTTTCCTCAATATTTTTGTTGAGGATATGGCTAAAACACCGGAAGGTGCAAAGGCCGTCTTCCAACAGGCAATCGAGGAAGTACAGGAGCGTTATAACAAAGCGGGAGATACGTTGAATCGCTTTGTTGGTGAAATGTCTTCTGTACAAAAGGCAATCACTACTTTGCAGGCAGATTTGAAAAATGTTGAGGGCAAATGTGAAGCCCTGGTAAAAGCCCGCAACATGCAGGATGCCGCAGTTTATTCCGCACGAAGAGAGGAAATTTTGTTTGAGATCCAGCAAAAGCAAAGCTACCTTCAGGAGCTTGCTCCGATGGTGCAAGAAGCGAAGACAGTATATGAGGCTTATGACAAGAAGCTCCGCGAGCTGAAAAAGCAGAGCCGAATGACTGTCGAGGAACTGAAGCTCCGTGGAAACATGAAGGATCTGCTTGGCGATCTGGATGAGCTACGTAGGGATTCTGCTACCGATAAGCTCCTTGGTGCTGTGCATGAGGGAGCAGAGGATCTTCGGAAAGAGGTAGATGGCGCAATTGTTGTTCACGCCTCCCGCTCTTCCACAAAAATGTCTGTCGCAGAGAAGAATGCGGCGAAAGCTCAGTCTGATGCTTACCTGGAGTCTTTGGCGGCGAAATATGGTACAAAACCCGCTTTGAGCGCCGCCAGCTCTGGTATCGCATATCAAATTCCAAGAACAAAAATTACAGAAGAGAGGAAGTAATCAATCATGAAAAGAAGAAAGTTGACAACCGCTGGCCGTGTGGTGCTGTTCGTTCTCATCCTTGCACTCCTTGCTGGCGCTGGTGGCCTGGGCTACCATTTCTATCGCAACAATTTTGCTGATACGAACAGGCCCGCTCAGACAACTACCCCTGGCAGCACCACCACTCAGAAGCCGTCTGACTCCGACAAGCCCACGACTCCAGCCACCAAGACAGACACCAGCAGTCCAGTTATTAACCTGTCTCTGGACGAGTGGGTAGGTTGGAAGCCCATCATTGATGCCAACCAGGGCTTGACTACCCAGCCTGGATCTATCTTTGACAAGCTTGGCCTTACGGTCAACATCAGCATTATCAATGATGGCACCGCAAGCAGTAATGCCTTGATTGCTGGTGAGCTGAATGCGGCAGGTTATACGACCAATCGTGCGGCGTTCTTGTCTGGTAAGTTCAATGAGGCTGGCCTGGATGTGGTTATGCCCGTGTTTACCAACTACTCCGCTGGCGGCGACGGTATCGTCGCTAAGACAGGTATCAACACCGTGAATGATCTCATCGGCAAGCGGATCGGTGTTCCCCGTTTCAGCGAGGCACAAACTCTTGTGATTTGGTTCGTGAATAAGTCTGATCTGAGCGACGCTGAGAAGAATGAGATCATCAACAACATGATTTTGTTTGAGGACGCATCTGAGACGGGCGAAGCGTTCTTTGTCAACGCCATTTCAAAATGTCGATTTTCGCCGAAATGGGATGTCGTTTTTTACAGGGCAGCATACAGGTGTTATACAGCCTTATACACCACATCACTTGCCGGTTTGAAGCCCGTCAAGCCCTGATTTATCAGCTTGCTTCAGGCTTGACGGGCGAAAACGGCAAGTATAATTATTCAAAGGCTGTACACCTTTACCCGCCATTTTTCGACATTTTCTGTTCGCCGAAAAACTACAAAACCGCATCGGCGCTGACATTCTTCGCCGGAGAGCTTGATGTAGCGGCAACATGGCAGCCCTATCTTTCCTACGCCGCTGATAGCTCCGATTCTCACATCATGTTCTCTACCACGGCTTCTAAGAGCCTGATTATGGACGGTATCGTGTTCCGTAAGGATTTCGCTGAGGCACATCCCGATGTAATCACCGCCTTTGCGGATGGTGTTTTCCAGGCAAACGACATGTACATCACTGAGTTCGATTATATCCGTGAGGTCATGCCTATGTTCGCTGGCGTTTCCGATGAGGATATCAAGGCGCAGTGTGGCGATGCCGAAATGATGGGCTACGCCGAGAACAAAGAGGTACTTGATAGCACCGCCCCCTCTGTCTTCAATGATATGTGCGGGATTTGGGAGTCTATCGGGGAGACAGTCAATCGTAAAGCGGCCATGACGCTCTTTGACAATCAGTACATCCTTCCGTTGGCGAGCAAATATTCTTCTGCAACATCCAAGCCCGCCGCTGTGGAGCTGACAGAGGAACAGAAAGCAAACATCATCGACTATGAGGCGCTGCTCACCAAGTCTATGACGGTGGAGTTCCTTGGTGACATGGCTCAGTTTAAGAATCCTGACGAGGCGTATGCCATTATGGACGAGTTCGTTTCCATTGCCAATACTCTGGATGGTGCGATTATCCAGGTTGAGGGCAATATCAATGCCAGAAACTACTCTGAGTCTGGACAGGCGCTTTCTTTGGAGCGAGCCAAGGCCGTCGCAAAGTATTTCATCTCCTGCGGCATTGATCCGAACCGTATTATCACTGTGGGTAACGGCAATACCGCCATGGTGACTGATCCTGCCGCACCCGACGCATACCTCAATCGTAGGACTGACGTGTTCTTCAAGATTATCGAAGAGTAAACACACCATTTATAAGGGAGGGGCGTTATGCCCCTCCCGATAGAAAGGAGGGTGGTGCATGGCAGAAGTAATTGTAACAGAACACAGTGTCAAACGCACAAAAGATCGTCTTGGATTAAGCAAAAAGCTGGCCGACAAAAATGCACAAAAGGCGCTGGAATTTGGGATCACTCACGCTGATACCAAAAGCAGCCTCCGCAGATTTCTTGACAAGCTCTATCTGTCAAATGGTAATGCTAATAATATGAGAGTGTATCATCACCACGTTTATCTGTTTCGTGGAAACAAGCTGATTACCATAATCGACCTTCCGCAAAAACTCTGTAAGTTGGCAGACCAGATTCAAAAACAGAAAGATGGTGGTCAAGATAAAGACGGCTGATGAAATCTTAAATGCCAGCAAGTGCGGCGATATTTTTAGCCAGGGTGATGAAAAAGTTGTAAAGGCTGAGTATCGCCAGATGGCAAGAGCGTATCACCCTGACATATGTACATTACCAAACGCAAGCAAGGTTTTTGCAAAGCTCAATGAACTACATGAGGCAGCTATTGCTCTACTTGAAAAAGGAGAGTGGGAAGTAAGTAATCTTTTCGAGATTAGGGACAATGCTGGACGCAAATATTCCACACGGTATTTGAAGTCATTTCCGTTTGAGTTAGGCACTGCGTATATTGCCGATTTGTCATTGACATATCTTTTTGATAAAGAACATGTCTCATTTTTTGAGAATGCGTTAAGGCAAATCAAAGGGCTACGGTATGCAAATGCCAACATGGAAAAAGAGTTTTCACGGTTATTGCCAAAAGTTAAATACTCATTCAAGACGAGTGATGACCGTTTCTGTCTAATCCTTGATAAAACGCCAGATGTCTTCCTTTTATCTGACGTGCTGGATTATTATGGCGGGCATATCCCAGATCGACATGTCGCCTGGATAATCAGCCGCTTGTGTAATTTATGTTGTTTCTTTGATTATCTTGGCATCTCTCATAATGGGCTGGTGGTGCAAAACTGCCTTATCTCCCCTCAGTATCATACGCTTCTTCCTTTAGGCGGCTGGTGGTACGCTATGCCACAGGGTGAGCGGTTGTTAGGAGTTCCCAAAGCAGTCTATGATGTAATGCCAATCAAAGCGAAGAGCGACAAGATTGCCGCAATCGGTACAGACTTAGAAGCGGCAAAGCAGATTGGACGGCAAATTTCTGATATGGGTACAACTCCTATGGCTGTGAAAGAGTTTTTGGAAGCAGGTGCTTCTTCAAAGGCAAAAGAAGATTTCTCCAAATGGAATACCACATTGGATAAGGCATATGGAGAACGCAAATTCATTGAAATGATAGTTAGCAAATCCGACATTTATCGGTAAGTAATAAGGAGGTTTTACTTATGGGCAGTGGTTCTTGGACTTCTCATGACTGGGACAGCTATTCTCGGTCTTCTATCAGCGGTAAATCTGCCGCTGGCATTTATACCAGCCGTTCTACGGCGAATGAGTTCGATCCTCTGAATGTCACCATGCGGGAGAGCCGTGACGGCGCGGATCATCCCGAGAGCAATGCAATCATCATCGGCTTAGATGTGACTGGCTCTATGTCTGACATTCTGGAGGGTGTTGCGAAAAAGCTGAATGTCCTTGTAACGGAGGTGCTTAATCGCAAGCCAATTCCTGATCCTCAGATTATGTTCAATGCCATTGGGGACGCAATGTGTGACGGCTCCCCATTCCAGGTGACGCAGTTTGAGTCCGACATCCGCATTGCGGAGCAGCTTACCAAGCTTTACTTCGAGAAGGGTGGCGGTGGTAATGGTTTTGAGAGTTATCCGCTGGCCTGGTATTTCGCCGCAAATCACACTTCTATCGACTGCTTTGAGAAACGTGGAAAGAAGGGCTTTCTTTTCACTATGGGCGACGATTGTTTCCCGAAGAAGCTGACCAAGCGTGAGATTAAGGATATTTTCGGGGATGAGATTTCCGAGGATATTTCTGTTGAGGCTCTGCTTGCTCAGGTAAACCGTAAGTATGAGGTTTTCCATCTCATTCTGGATCGGTGGGGAGACAGCAGCCGAATGGACAAGTGGCGTGAGCTGATGGGAGAGCGGGCAATCAAGGTGTCTGACTACACAAAGATTCCTGAGGTGATTGTCTCCATCCTGGAAACCATGGGTGGCAAGGATGTTGATGAGGTGGCAGCGAGCTGGGATGGCACCACTTCCATTGTTGTCAAGGATGCTTTGAGCGGGCTGAAGAGTGTAACGGCCCAAAGTGACCTTGTAAAATTCTAAATCAATTTTATAGGAGGTAGCGACATGGAAAAGCAGATAAAGGTGGTAATTGGCGCAAACTTCGGAGATGAGGGCAAAGGGCTGATGACCGACTATTTCTGTAATGAACTTTCTGCAAACGGAAGTGTGCTGAATATTCGGCACAATGGCGGCGCACAGGCGGGCCACACCGTAGTTACACCAGATGGCAAACGGCATGTGTTCAGTCATTTTGGGGCGGGAAGTTTCAATCCCCATGTCGCTACCTATCTTTCTGAAGACTTCATCCTCAACCCAATTCTCTTTTGCAAAGAACTGGAAGCCTTAAAAAAGCAGTTTAACTTGACTCCCCGTGTATACATTCATCCCAACTGCCGAATTACGACACCTTATGATATGCTTGTCAATCAAATCGCTGAGAATTCTCTTGGTGATAATCGGCATGGGAGCTGTGGATTAGGTATCAATGAAACAGTAGTGCGATACCACTCTCTGATGTTTGGATATCCGCAGCGCAATTTACTTTCGGCCAAGAAAATTTTATCTACTCCGCTGGATCTCATTTTGATGGATATTCGCAAGCGGTATGTGCCAGCAAGATTGAAGGAACACGGGGTAACAAATCTATCTATGGAAGATTATGAGCGTATCCATAGTGATGTGCTTTTATATAGGTGGATTGACCAGCTTCACGAGATGCTTAGCTATTGCAGAATGGCTGACGATAGCGTCTTGAACATCTATGACCATTTGGTTTTTGAAGGGGCACAGGGGCTTCTTTTGGATATGGATAACAAGCCTTTCGCCCCATATTTGACTACTTCAAAAACAGGTTCCGATAATCCCAAGAACATTCTGCTGGCCGCTCATTATTCAGATGCGGATATTGAGGTTTGCTATGTGACTCGCTCCTATTTTACACGTCATGGCAATGGGCCATTTCCCAGCGAGTGTAGCAAAAGCGATTTGGGTATTGAAGCGGCGGATCAGACAAACCGAAAGAATGAGTTTCAAGGTGAACTTCGATATGGTCGTTTTGATATGGAACTTTTTAGAGCCTCATTGCTCAGGGATACCGCATACTTAGCAAATGACTTCAGCAATATGAAAAATGTATTAGCGGTAACTCATTTGGATGAGCTGGCTTTTGAGGATACATTGGATTGTACTCTTCCAGCAAAGGTAAAGTATCTTAGCTTGGGAGAAAAGCGGACAGACATCCAAGTAGTTGCAGAGAGAATTGTATAAAAATATACAGTAATCCTCAATAAAATTCTGCCGAAAATGGCTTCAAATAGAGAGGGAGTGTAATTTATCGTGATTAAGAAACTTGACCATAAGAACCGCTTTGTGTCTGTGTTTGACCCTAAAACTGGTTTTTATGCAAGGAGCGGAATTATCGACAATAACGGAAAAGATACCGATGTAGATCCGTTTATGACAGCGTTCCCCGAACTGATTGACGTTGGTGTAATGGGGCATTGCGTCCATGGTGCCAGCGGTCTTTGTATCAAGTCTGGTGTCCAGTGCTATCAAAATGGGCTGAAAACCAAAGTGCCGAACATGACGCTGGAGAATTTCAAACGCATTGTGGATGAATGCAAAGGTAAGACTTTCCAGCTTGCCCTTGGTGGGCGAGGCGATGTTGACCAGCATGAAAACTTTGCGGAGATTCTTGCTTACTGCCGTGAAAACAATATCGTTCCCAACTTTACCTCATCTGGCCTTGGGTTTACAGACGAGATTGTGCGGCTCTGCAAACAATATTGTGGTGCAGTAGCGATTTCATGGTATCGTCAGGAGCATACCTTAAAAGCAGTTCAGATGCTTTTAGATGCTGGTATCAAGACCAATATACACTATGTATTGGGTAACAATTCTATCGACGAGGCCATTGAACGTCTCCAGCACAATGATTTCCCTGTCGGCATTAATGCTGTAATCTTTCTGCTCCATAAGCCCGTCGGCCTTGGCTGTGAGGAAAATGTGCTCCATATCAACGATCTGCGAGTGAAGAAATTCTTTGAGATAGTGGACAATCAGAAGTTCAATTTCAAGATTGGGTTTGACTCCTGTTCAATTCCTGCTGTACTCAATCTCACCAAGAATATCTCGCGCGAGAGTATTGATACCTGTGAGGGTGCTCGTTGGAGCATGTATATTACTTCTGATATGAAAGCCCTTCCGTGTTCTTTTGATAATCAAGAGATGAGATGGGCTTATGATATCAGCAATGACACCATCCAAAGCGCCTGGGATAGTCCGCAATTTGAGGATTTCAGAAATCACTTCCGAACCTCTTGCCCAGACTGTAAAAATCGGATGTCTTGTATGGGCGGTTGCCCTATTCGTCCCCAGATTGTTCTCTGCGATCACATTGAGAAAACCGTATAAATAAGGAGAGTTTACTATGAATTTTGTCAACAAACACAAGACTGGACTGATTATCGGCGGCATTGTCCTGGCCTTTATCCTGTTGGTAGTAGGTATGTTTGCCAGCACGAACAACAAGGCTGTTTTCTTGGAAGAGCAGATTAACGGTGCCCAGGCCAATATCAACGTGGCTGAAAAGCGACGGGTTGATTTAGTGTATAACCTGGTGGATGCTGTGCAGGCATATCAGGAGTACGAAGGAAACACCTTGAAGGAAGTTGTTGCGGCACGAGCCAGTGTCCAGAGCGGCAATATTGAAGAGGCTCAGCTTGCGATCAACGCAGTGGCCGAAGCCTATCCTGAACTGAAAGCCAACGAGAACTACCAGCAGTTGATGAATGAGCTGGCAATGACTGAGAATCAGATTGCCCAGTATCGCAACAATTATAACGAGCAGGTTCGGTCTTACAATAAGACGATTCGCTCTTTCCCCAGCAACATTATTCTGAGTATGCTGGGATATGAGAAGATTGAGGCAACATATACGGACTATGGTGCCCCAGTGGATGCCCCGCAAAATCTCTTTGATTAACAATGAGGGTTACAAAGAGAGAGGTTCTGTTCAGTGTAATTATTGTTCTGGTAATGCTTATGCTTGGCCTCCTGATTGGTAATAAAATCAGTGAAGGTATCGCTCAGGAGGCCGAGCGTTACATGACTGCAACTGTTATTGAAGATGAGCAGCAGTTTCGCTATGGTATGGATACAAACTTTGGCAATGCTCTGGTGTATGGAGAAATTATGACTAATTCGCCAGTTACATATGACGAAATTGGAAACGGTTATATCTATATCCAGAAGGTTAAAGAGCATTACACCAGGCATACCAGAACAGTTACAAAGACAGACTCTAATGGAAAAACGCACACTGAAACAGAGGTTTATTACACCTGGGATCGTGTGTGGAGTGATAGCCGTCAAACCGATACAATCAACTTCTGTGGTTCCGATTTTCCAAGCGATACTATATCACTCCCTGTTCATCGGCTTAGTCTAAGTGAGGCTGGAGTGAAAAATAGGACGAACTACATTTATCATGGGATGAATGATCGGTTTTACTACAATGTCACTTATAACAACATAGCCGGAACAGTGTTGGCAAACCTTAAAGACAAAACAATGGTCAGCGAATCATATCTGTATGAAGATGCAACTCCGGCAGAAGTGATTGAAAGTAAACAGGGAAATGAAACTGTTGCAATGGTTATTTTCTGGGTTTTCTGGCTGATGCTTATGGCAGGCTGCGTGTATGGATTTGTATACCTGGATAATCGCTGGCTTGATTAAGGAGAGGTTGGCATGAGAGATCCAAGTCGTATCTATATATTCTTAAATAAGCTTTCTTTGCTTTGGGCGACGCAGGTTCCAGAATGGCGCTTTGGACAGCTTATGGAGAATGTATTTAGTATGATAAGAAGCGAGGGCAAAGATCCTTTTTATCTGGAGGAAAATGAAATGCTTTCGTATTTTGAGAGATATTTGGAGGTGAACAATCCAGTATGAAAACAAGAGTAGATTTTGTGACCAACAGCAGCTCTTCCAGTTTTATAATTACAAACAATACTGGTAGAGAATTGACTTCAGAAGAGGTTGCAGTCATTCTCGTATCAAAGATGCTGGAAGATGCAAAAGGCCGGTTTGTACTTCCACCCAAAGGACAAATCACATATGAATGCGGAGACGGGGCGGATGATGGTGCATTTGAAAATTTCATACATAACGCTATTGGCTGGCGCAGTGGTAGCCCATATGGAAGCGATGAAGTTAGCGTTGTTGAATATGAAAACCATCATTAGTGGAGGGTCGATATGATTGCAATAAGTTTTCATGACTTCCTAAAATATGGCTGTCCAAATTGTGGCTGTGATTTTGCTGTTGCAGGCCATGTTAGTGGCTGTGGAACATCCTTTGGAACCTGTGAAGAGTGCAAGACCGAATTTGCTCTGCTGGCTGATGGAGTTACCAAATCAGCCATTGGAGTTGGTAGGGTAAATGAAAATGGAGAATCAACGTGTGAATATCCAGAGCTTCAGAAGCATCCAAGAAAAGGTATCCCATGGCACCCTTATGATTTTCCTGATCCCAGGCCAGAATATGGCGAGTATTGGAGTCCAAGAGGAATAGGTTACGACCTTAGCGGATTTGTTCAGTCTAAAAAAGCTGGAGAACGTCTGCTTGAGATGGTTAAGGAAGTTCTCAACAAAGAAAAGCCTGATAGCTGGCTTGATTGGAGAGAGTCGGAACCTAAATGGATTCAGTTCAAATTTCAAAAGAATGAATTTGATTTGAAGAAGCTTGAGAAGTTGACAGTCGAAAATAGCCGTATCATAACAAAAGAAATTTTGTTGGCCTGTAAGCTATAACAGAGAGGTACATATGAAAATTAGGCGTGATTTTGTAACTAATAGTTCTTCCAGTAGCTATGTTTGTGTAGCAAGAGTCGATCTTTGTGATGAGCTACGTGAATATATGAAGGAAGAGTTCGGCAAGTTCGGACTACGGCTCCTTGATGAGAACATCCAGACCGGAGCACAAATCAAAGCAGAAGAGTACAACCAAGTCAAGAATGAGCTTGAGTTTTTCGACAAGTTAGACGCTTTGGAAGATGATAAATATTATCTTGGAGCTTCATTCATCGAGTGGACAAACGAGGGTGAAACTGATGGGGAAGATGCGTTCCTATATAACAACATTCCTCAGAAGTTTATGGAAGAGATTCATCGTGGAGACGCAGATTAAAACGAGGTGAACAATGAAGGTAAGAACCGACTATGTGACCAATAGTAGCTCCAGCAGTTTTATTCTTGCATTCAAGGATAAAGAGGATGGTTTAGCCCAGATCGAAGCAATGAGCCATCGTTTTGGTTCAGATTATGTTGAGCGACTTAAAGCTGACTTTGCCGCTGCTGAACCTATTGCCTTTGATGATATTAAGAATCATTTCAAGTGTGATTTTGAAGGTGATGCTGATTATGTCATATGTTATGGTGGTGGTGGTTGGTGGAACAGTGAAAAAGAGACTTTTAGAAGCAAGTGGGAGGCAGAGCATCCAGGGGCTACTTACGCTGATTTCTACAACTCAAAGGAATGTCAAAACGAGCTGCTGCGTTTGACAAATCAGTATGCCGCTAAGCTGATTGAGAAAATCGGAGAACGCCGTTATTTGGTTGAGCTGGAATACGAGGATCATACGAACATCGGCTCTGAATTGGAACATCACATTTTGCCCAACTGTAAATTCACAGTGCAGAGCTTTAGCCATCATTAAGAGGTGAATGAATGAAATATAGATCTGATTTTGTAACTAATTCGAGTAGTTCCAGTTATACGTGTGATATCTGCGGTCGAACGGAAAGCGGCTGGGATATGGGACTATCTGAAGCTGAGATGGTTGAGTGCGTGAACGGGCATACATTCTGTGCAGATGAGATGCTGGAGCTTTCAAAGGAACAGCTTATCAAGTTAATTCTGAGTATAGCTTCTGAGGATGACGGAGAGGACTATTCTGAAAACGCATTAAAGCGTTTGGATGCCGACGATTTGACAATTCTATTTATGGAGATGGATGATGTTCGCTATTCTATACCAGAGGAATTCTGTCCGATTTGCCAGTTCATTGAATATTCTGAGTATGATTTGTCCTGCTACTTAGAGAAAACCTATGGGGTGAGTCGTGATGAGGTGTTTGCTCAAGTAAAGCAGGCCAATAAGAGGCGGAAAAAGCTTTATGAGAATGAGTACATTACTTTTGTATGTCAGAAGTTTAACCTTAATCCGGCAGATATCGTTGCTGGGTGGAAAGAGAAGTTTGGCACATACGCCGATTTCCACAAGTATCTATGGGGAGATTAGCATAAGATGAAGATTCGTCAAGATTTTGCAACAAACAGTAGTAGCTCCAGCTACATTATTGCCTACCAGCAAACACCCAGCTATGACGAAGAAACCTTAAAGAAATATCCGGCTCTTGCATGTTTCAATAAGCTGATTGATATGGTATTGACTGCCTCCAGCAATTACAACGAAACAGAAGAGGGCGATAAACTTACAACCAAGGAAGAGCTTGACGATTTCTTTGTGGCTCGTTATGGTTGGGCAGGCCATACCTTAGATGATATCTTGTTGGAAGACGAGTATTATAAGGAACAATATGACAAGTGTTTGGCGGCAATTCAGCGTGGGTGGATCGTACTTTTTAAGGAAGTCGATTATTCCGATAATACTCTATCCGATCTTATTATGGAGTTGGGTAAAGGGAATGTTGGAATCGAAATTATTCAAAGTGATTAAGCTTTCGTTAGAAATTAATTAATTAACTTTGGAGAAAGTTTTAGCATTTATTTCTCAGTTTGACGGGGCGCAGGATGTGTTCTTAAACGGATGCTGCTATTGGTTTGCACACATCCTGCAAACCCGTTTTAGCGGAGAAATCTTGTATGAGCCGTCTGATGGTCACTTTGTTACAAGGATAGATGGGGAACTTTATGATATCAGTGGCAATGTGACCAACGAATATGGACGGCAACAGTTAATCGACTGGACGAATTATGCAGAAGTCGATCCATTACATTACAAGCGTTTAGTTCGAGACTGTGTGATGAAAGAAGGTGACTGAACTGTCAGAAAAAGTGATGCAGCGACTTCAAGAGCACCTTGACGCTGTAAAAGAAAAGCATCCGCAATGGGTAGGAATTTTTCTACAAGGCTCTCAAAACTATAACCTTGATTATGAGGGAAGTGATGTGGATTCCAAGTTGATTGTGCTTCCTTGCTTTGAAGAGTTTGTTTTGAACAAAAAGCCTACAAGTTATACACATATCATGGAAAACGAAGAGCATGTTGACGTTAAAGATATCCGCTTGATGTTTGATTGTTTTCGTAAGCAGAATATCAATTTTGTTGAAATTCTTTTTACTAAATACCGCATTCTCAATCCTCAATATCAAGCTTTGTATCAGCCTGTTCTTGATGCTGCGGAGCTGATTGGTAGATACAATGATTTTGCCTCGCTCAATTGTATGTGTGGAACAGCATTAGAGAAAAGAAAAGCGTTATGCCACCCTTATCCTGCAACGGCGGCGAAAATTGAGAAATTTGGCTACGATCCAAAACAGCTTCATCACATTTTGAGACTTGATGAGTTTATGCGTCGCTGGCTAAATGGTGTGCCTTATGCTGACTGCCTGATTTCTCAAGAACGAGAATATTTGAAGAGGGTTAAGGCAGGCGCTATTTCACTGGACGCAGCCATGGAGATTGCAGATCGAACGGTTGAGCGTATGAAAAAAACCAAAGCTGAGTATATGGCCTCTCATGTTGTTTCAGTAAATAGAGAGGTTGAGACTGTTCTAAATGGAGCGCTTATGAATTTGCTGAAATTTAGTTTTCAGAAAGAAATTGGAGGGGCTGTTTAATGGATAAGCCAATTTTCTTTATGATGGTAGGTCTGCCTGGGGGGGGTAAGACAGACAAATCCAAGGAACTGACAGAGAAATTTCACGCTAATGTGCATTCCAGTGATGCAATTAGGGTGGAAATTCTGGGCGATGTGAATCGCCAAGATGAAAATGCCAAAGTTTTTGATGTGCTTCACACTCGTGTCAAAGAAGACATTCGTTTGGGTCATAACACCATTTATGACGCTACGAACATCAACTATAAGCGGCGGCATGAATTTTTGCAAACACTCAATAAGTTTGATTGCCAGAAGGTTTGTGTTTTTATGGCAACTCCTTTTGAAATGTGTATTGACCGCAATAGGCATCGTGATAGAGAAGTTCCTTATGAAGTTATGGCCCGTATGTATAAGAGCATTTGGATTCCTTATTACTATGAGGGCTGGGATCGTATTGAGCTTGTTTATCCGCAAGAGGCATTTCGTTTTGATGTAAATGAGTTGTTCAATAAAGATGGAACTGGCCTTAATCGAATTCCTCATGATAATCCACATCATACATATTCTATCGGGCAACATTGTTTAGCCACCTATAAGCAGCTTGCCTCTACCTCCCCTGAGTTACAAGAGGCGGCTTTACTCCATGATATTGGAAAGCCTTTCACCAAATCATTTGTAAATAGCAAGGGTGAGACAACTGAGATTGCTCACTATTACGAACATCATCATGTCTCTGCTTACGACAGTCTCTTTTATAGTAACCCTGCACTGAACCGTCTCTATATCGCAAATGTGATTCAGTGGCATATGCGTCCATTTGAATTGGAGAGAGATCCGCGTTCAAAAAGAGCGACGGATAAATTTAGGCGGCTGGTTGGTGACAATACATTTTCGGATGTGATGTTGCTGCATAGGGCTGATTTGTTAGCCCACTAAATGAAGGGGAAGGTATTAACTATTTATAGCAAAGAAGATTTAGCAATAATGCAGTCGTGGGATCTTCAGCACAAAATTCAAGTAACCACGACTCGCATTATTGAATGGTACGAGTATTATAACGGCCAGGTATATGTAGCCTTTTCTGGTGGCAAAGACTCAACCGTACTTTTGGATATTGTACGCAGGCTTTATCCTGATGTCCCTGCTGTATTTGCTGATACTGGCCTGGAATTTCCAGAGGTTCGGAAGTTTGCTTTAAGCCAGGAAAATGTTGTTGTCGTAAAACCTGAAATGAATTTCCGTAAGGTTATTGAAACTTATGGATATCCTGTGGTATCAAAACGAGTTGTGGACACGGTGGAGTATGGACATAAGCCTGGAACATTTCGTTGGAAAGAGCTTCATGGTGAAATCACTCGTAGTAATGGTACGCCATCCGAGTTTAATTGTGAAAAATGGTGCTATCTTTTGAATGCTCCGTTTAAGGTATCGTCTCGCTGTTGTGATGTGATGAAGAAACGGCCTATGAAAAAGTATCAGAAAAAATCTGGACGTGTGCCGATTATCGCAACTATGGCCGACGAAAGCAGATCAAGACGATCAACATGGCTCCGCCAAGGCTGCAACGCATTCTCAAAGAAAGCTCCCAGTTCTCAGCCTATGTCTTTCTGGACTGCAGCCGATGTTCTTGAATACCTCTATACATACAACATCCCCTATGCGTCTGTTTATGGCGATATAGTCAGAACTGACGGGGGGGGGTGGAGCACTACAGGAGAACAGCGTACAGGCTGTGTGTTTTGTGCCTTTGGTGCTCATTTGGAAAAGGCTCCAAACCGTTTTCAGCGCTTGAAAATCACTCATCCAAAGCTGTGGAGTTACTGTATGAGGCCGTGGGAAGAACATGGTTTAGGGATGAAAACTGTACTTGACTACATTGGTGTTACAACAGAATAACAATTCAAGGAGTGATAAATATAGATAACAGAAAATACTTAGGTGGTACAAGTCTTGCTGGTATGTCTCTGACTCGATTACGAGCTGAAAATGATTTTTACGCCACCCCGTTTGATGCAACACGGGCCATTTTAGATCAGGAACACTTCAACGGTTCAATTTTAGAACCTGCTGCTGGAGAAGGACATATCAGCAAAATTGTTCGAGACTATTATCCAGATAATAAGATTGTGTCTACCGACCTGGTACAACGTGAAGATCGGTTTGGGTGCAACATTGTGGGGGGGGTGGATTTCCTTACCACGCTATATCCTGAGAAATTCAACAATGTAATAACTAATCCACCGTTTTCTTTGGCAAAAGAGTTTGTGGAGAAAGCATTGCTGATATCTACTGATAAGGTAATTATGTTTGCAAAAATTCAGTTTCTTGAGGGGATTCAACGCAAGGAATTTTTTGCGAAATATCCACCCAAAACAGTATACGTGTTTTCTAAACGTGTAAACCCATTGAGAAACGGAATGGAAGTTGATGAAAAAGGTAAACCTTGGGCCAGTACAATGTGTTTCGCTTGGTTCGTATGGGAACTCGGATATACTGGTGTTCCATCTATCAAATGGTTGTAAAGGTGGTATTTGATGAAAATGGATAAAGTTGCTGGCAGTGGAAATGATGAGTTTTACACACCAGCCTATGCAATTGCTCCTATTGAGAAGTATCTTGCACCCCCCCCGCAGTAATTTGGTGCCCTTTTGATACAGAGGATAGCTTGTTTGTAAAACGATTTCAGGAACTTGGATATACAGTGATTGCTACACATATTTCCAGCGGGCAGGATTTCTTTACGCATGAACCACCGAAGTGTGACTACATAATTAGCAATCCGCCCTACTCCTTAAAAGGAGCTGTGCTACAAAAGCTATTCGATCTTAATATTCCATTTGCTATGTTGGTCGGTGTGGTAGGGCTTTTTGAAAGCAAGGCACGGTTTGACATGTTCAAGGAGAATGAATTTGAAATTATGTATATGAACAAACGTATATCATATTTCAAAGACTATGCAGAACAAAAGCCATCGCTTAATCCACCATTTAGCAGTGTTTATGTCTGTCATAAAATGCTTCCAAAGCAAATTGTGTTTGAAGAAATTTCAAAATGCAGTTAGCAGATGAAGTTGAAGTCGGGTAGCTATAATAGATCCCTACAAAATCATAAGGAGGACTGTGCATTGAAAGATAAGTTAGAAACTGTGGGCGTTCTCACAATTATCGTGGGAGTAATTGGACTGCTGGTGTTTAGTCCAGTTATCACCTTCGGCCTTGCGTGGGTGGGGGGGGTACTACTGAAAATGTGTGTGGGCGACACAATTGCCGCTGGCATGAACCTGATGTTTGACACGACACGTTTCACACCAGATTTTATTCCTCTGGCCTGCGCAACATTGGCAACAATCGGACGTTACTTCAAGAGTTCACAGACAAATAATAACAACGGAAGGAGCTAATACCAATCCTGGTAAACCAGGTTCATGTAAGATTGATAAGTGCATGGTAAAGCTGCCTGTTACAGCGTGAGCGCAAGCGAGCATGGGAGGATTAGGCAGTTGACCTCAGCCGGATTCGGTTGTGGTCAGTATGAAGCACATCGCAAGTGTAAGTTTTGGCAAGGACTCTCTCGCCATGTTATTGCGGCTGGTAGAGGAAAAATGGCCGCTGGATATTGTTCTGTTTTATGACACAGAAATGGAATTTGAGGCAATCTATCGTATCAGAGATAAGATCAAGCCTTGGCTAAAGCAAAACGGAATTGCTTATGTCGAACTGAAACCTCAGGAACCGTTTTTGTATTCAATGCTTGAACGCAAGGTGCAAAGCAAGCAAAAAGGAACACACTATGGTTATGGTTGGTGTGGCGGTCTATGTCGTTGGGGAACAACTGACAAACTCAAAGCCATAAAGAAATTCAAACAATCCTTGGGTGATATGGTTGTGGATTATGTAGGGATCGCCGCAGACGAACCAAAGCGGTTTGAAAAGGCAAAGTCTGAGGGAAAGACGTTTCCGCTTGTTACTTGGGGAATGACAGAGCAAGATTGTTTGAATTACTGTTATGATCGAGGCTGGCATTGGTATGAAGATACTCCCGCTGGTCAGATCGACTTATATACTGTACTTAGTCGTGTTTCTTGCTGGTGCTGTTGTAACAAAAACCTGACAGAACTAAGAAACATATATCAACATCTTCCATCATATTGGGAGAAGTTGAAATGTCTTCAGCATCAAATCCAGCGGCCATTCAAAGGCTACTATAAGGGACAGCCAAAAGGGATTTTTGAGCTGGAAAAACGATTTGCAAGCGAAAAAATAAAAGGGGTTGCTGCAAAATGAAAGTTTTAGTTATCGTTGATATGCAAAATGATTTCATCGACGGCGCACTTGGAACCAAAGAAGCACAGGCAATTTTGCCTAAGGTTATCGAAAAGGCCAAGGAATCTTATGGCGAAATCGTTTTGACCATGGATACCCATGATAAGGACTACCTGAAAACGCAAGAGGGAAAACTGCTTCCCGTTGAGCATTGCATTAAGAAAACTTCTGGGTGGTGTGTTCCCGATGTCCTTTTCAATGCTCTTCTGGACAATGGAGCGTGGTCTTCTACATTTGAAAAGAAGACGTTTGGCTCTGCCGAGCTGGGTGAATACCTACACATCAAAAGCAAAACGGCATGGCATATTGACGAGATCGTTCTGGTCGGCCTTTGTACCGACATCTGCGTGATTTCCAACGCATTGCTTCTCAGGGCTTTTCTGCCAGAAGCTAAGATTACCGTTGATGCAGCTTGTTGTGCTGGTGTAACTCCTGAGAGTCATGCCAATGCTCTGGCGGTTATGAAGATGTGTCAAATCAATGTAGAGAATTGGGAGGGCTAAGATGATTCTTGTCAATGGAAGAAACGTCAATTTCACCAATTTTCCTGATGGTACATCGTCATTTCGTTTTGGCTTGGAGGCGGGTACTTGTAACATTAGTTGGAAGTACGACAACGATGCCGAATGTATGCACCTCCTGTATTTGGTAAAACACTTGAGAGCTATGGGCATTGACGATTTGTATTTGAATATGCCGTATATTCCAAACGCCAGAATGGATCGGGTGAAAAACAGCGACGAAGTTTTCACACTTAAATGGTTTGCTGATTTCATCAATTCACTCAATTTCAGACTTGTCCGTGTGCTTGATCCACACTCAAATGTGGCGACGGCGCTCATTAACAACGTAAAGGTCATGGATGTGAAATACTACATCAACCAGCCGATTCAGTTTATGGTAAGCCAGGAAATGAATTCTTTGTTGTGTTATCCAGACGAGGGAGCTGCCAAGCGGTATTCTGAGATGATTCCTATGGAATATGTCTTCTGTATTAAGCACCGTGATTGGCGTACTGGTAAAATTGAGCGAACGGAACTGACAACTCCCGAGAAGGTTGCTGGTAGAAACATCCTGATCGTGGACGATATCTGTTCTCGCGGCGGCACCTTTACATATACGGCCAAAGCGTTGAAAGCGGCTGGCGCTGAAAAGATTCTACTGTATGTTACTCATTGTGAGAATACAATCTTAGACGGGACTGTTTTGACTGACGGCCTTATTTCTCATGTGTTTACTACAGACAGTATCTTGCGTATCAGTCATGATAAGATTACCATTTGTAAATAATTCAATGAAAAGAGGGAATCGGACAATGATTTCATACAATCCTTTGCTGTGTCTGGATTTCTACAAAACAGCACATGCAGGCCAGTATCCGGCGACACTAACAAAAATGGTGTCTTATTATACGCCACGTATGACCCGTCTGGAAGATGTCGATAAGATTACGATGTTTGGTCTTCAGGCGTTCATTCAGGAATACTTGATTGAAGCGTTCAATACCAACTTCTTTAACCGTTCATTGGACGTGGTGCTTGAAGAGTATGAGCGGATTCTTAAAAACACTATTGATACAAACGGTGTAGGCAGAGGCCGTGTGGCAGCTCTTCATAGATTGGGCTACTTGCCTTTGGAGATTCGTGCTGTTCCAGAGGGTGCCCGCACCAATATCAAGGTGCCTCAAATTGAGATATCCAACACCAACCCTCGATTTGTGTGGCTGGTCAATTCCATCGAGACTATGCTGTCTTGTACTATGTGGCATACCCAGATTTCGGCAGAAGTTGGCTATCGTTATCGGCAGATCGTCAATAAGTATGCAGAGCTGACTTGTGATGACAGCGTAGTGCGAGCCAAGCTCTTAGGAGATTTTTCTATGCGTGGGCAAGAGAGTGTAGAAAGCGCAACTAAAAGCTCCGCTGCGTTTTGTCTCAGCTTTCTTAATACGGCTACAGTCCCCGCTATTCTTTGGTTGGAACACAATTACGCTTGCCGTGTGGAGTATGACCAGGTAGCCTACGGCGCTTTGTCTACCGAACATAGTGTTATGTGTTCCAACTTCGCTATTGATGGCGATGAGGTGACACACATTCGGCGTTTGCTGAAAGAGATTTATCCTCACCAGAATTTTTCCATGGTAAGCGATAGCTATGACTATTGGAATTTGGTCAATGTCATTTTGCCAGAGATTAAAGAAGATGTGCTGGCGCACGATGGCTGCCTTGCTGTTCGTGGCGATAGCGGAGATCCTGTTCAGATTGTAACACAGACTGTTTTTAAGCTGTGGGATATCTTCGGCGGCACCGTAAATAGTAGGGGGTTTAAGGTTCTGAATCCTCATGTCAAGGCGCTATATGGCGATAGCATTACACCGCAGCGGTGCGAACGAATCTATCAGATCCTGATGAACAATGGGTTTGCCATTAATAACGTCTCTCTTGGCGTGGGTTCCTTCTCCATGCAATGTTTGGAGCATTGGGAGGCTAATCCACTCGACAATTCTGGCTTGGTGCAGTCTGTTCAGTATGCTCCTTTTACCCGTGATACATTTGGAATTGCTGTTAAAGCCACCTATGCTAAGGATATAGACGGCAAATCCATTATGATTTTCAAAAATCCTAAGACTGATAGTGGGCATTTCAAGAAATCTCAACGGGGTTGTTGTCGAGTGTCCAAGGATGGTGATGAGTATACCTATGAAGATGGGCTGACTTGGGAAGAAGCACAGGATAACAACGAGCTTAAAACCGTCTTCAAAAATGGTAAACTCTTAAAAGTCTATACTTTGGATGAAGTTCGTCAGAATCTTCATGGGGGTGATTTTTGATGTTGGGAAACCCTAAACGGACAAAAGACTATATTGTCAATTGGATACGAGATTATTTTAAGGAGAACGGCCCTACTTGCGATGCTGTAGTCGGCATTTCCGGTGGTAAGGATTCCAGTATTGTTGCTACACTTTGCGTAGAAGCGCTTGGCAAAAATCGTGTAGTAGGGGTAATGATGCCAAACGGTGAGCAATCAGATTTGGATGATAGTAAACGGTTGATTCAGCACTTAGGAATCCGATACATTTACACCAACATCTCCCATGAAGTACAGCGCATGATCGACCAAATTGATGTCTATATGGATGTCAAGGAGCAAACGAAGGTGAACTTGCCTGCTCGTATCCGTATGGCAATGCTCTATGCGATTTCTCAATCTTTGCCTAATGGCGGACGTGTTGCCAACACTTGTAACTGCTCTGAGGATTATGTAGGTTATTCTACCAAATATGGTGACAGTGCTGGCGATTTTAGTCCCCTTGCCAATTTGATGGTGCATGAAGTTATTCAAATCGGCCACGAGCTTGGACTTCCTACCGATTTGGTAGACAAAGTTCCATCTGACGGGCTGTGTGGAAAAACCGATGAGGACAACTTAGGTTTTACCTATACCCAGCTTGATGACTATATTATGTATGGAACGTCTGGCAGTGAAGATGTTGATGCAAAGATTCTAACATTACATCTGCGCAATCTTCACAAGCTTTCTCCAATGCCAACTTGTGTACCCATTTAGATAAGGAGGAATTTTTATAGATTTCAAAACTGTCTTGTTCTGCGAGTTTGACAAGTATGCCGCAGAAAGCTATTGTGCGGTTCATGGTGTAAATCCGTCACTTAACATTGGAGATATTACTAAGGCTGACGAAAAGAAAGTGCCTGATTTCAATGTAATGTTTGGCGGAAGCCCTTGTCAGGACTTCTCGATAGCGGGCAAGCAGGGGGGGGTAGCATGGACATGTAGAACTTGCGGCCATACATATAACCCCTTGGAAGCCCACTATGCAGAACGTGATAAATGTCCCCAATGCGGATCAACAGAAATTGACAAAACCCGATCATCGTTGCTTGCTGAATGGTTGCGTTTTCTCAGAGAAAAGAAGCCCCGTTTTGCCATCTATGAGAACGTTAAAAATATTGTAGGCGCACGTTTTCGCCAGACCTTTGATTTATTCGTGAAGGAGCTGGAGGACTACGGCTATAATGTCTATTGGCAGGTACTCAATGCAAAACACTATGGTATTCCTCAGAACAGAGAGCGGGTTTATTGTGTCATCATTCGTAAAGACTTAGATAACGGTCAATTCAAATTTCCAGAACCTCTGCCTTTGAAAAAGTCGTTGCCAGATATGCTTGAAACCAATGTTGATGAGCGCTATTATCTGAGCGATGATAAGGTAGCTCAGCTTATCGCCCCCCCCCGCTTCGCGCAATCACTAACACAGTTAGAAGCAGCGGACGGGGATCAACAGACCGACACTCCTGGGACTTGGTTACAGAGCGGAGTGAAGTTGAGTAAAAAAGGTAGTCAGTTCGATGGATTAAGCGACACAGCAATGACGCTGTTAGCGAGAGATTATAAGGGTTTTGGAAATCAACAAATGACAGGTGTGATTGTAAAAAATGAATAACGTTATCTTCTCCACCCCCCCGTATCATATTGTATTGATGCCAATTATTATAAGGGCACTACAATTGAACAGTATCTTGAAAAGAAACGGAGACAATTAGTTATGGAGGCGAATGATACACAATTGGAAGATATGAGTATTACAAAGCGGCCAGCCTATCGTGTGAGGAAGCTTACACAAAAAGAATGCTGGAGATTAATGGGGTTTGATGACCTCGATTATGAACGGGCCAGAGACAGAATGAATGAAAAGCTGTATGACGGCAAGGATCGGTCTGGTTCTCAGCTATATAAACAGGCTGGCAATTCTATTGTTGTCGATGTGCTTCAGCATATTATGGAAGAGCTGTATAAAGCTATGCCGTATTTGTTTGAAGACATTGAGGTAGGCTCGTTTTTTAGTGGAATTGGAGCATTTGAGAAAGCTTTGCAGCGTTTGAACAATGCTACACCAGACAGTACAGCTACTATTGCCCCAGCTCAGAATTTGGAGCTTGAACAACTTGGTTACATAAACGGTTATAACGGAGATGCAAACCGTATTTATAATGGGAATACCATTGCTCGCGCCCTGAAAGCTGAGGCTGGAGGGGGGGTGCAAAGACTGGATGGTATAGAGTACAGGCAGAGTCGGAAACACCATTAGGTATTGTTGATCCCCAAGGGCGGGTTGGCAAGCGCTGTGTGATTAAGGAAGACTGTCCGACATTACGAGCGCAAATCCATGGCAATCCGCCAGGAGTAGTTTATGAACGACGAGACAGTGCTGATTAAACAGGCCACGAAGCAAGGCTTTATTGAATGCCGGGTGGGGGGGGGTTGTTGACCTTTCTTACCCTCAAAGCAAAACAAGGCGTGGTCGGGTACAAGAGAGTGGAGAAATTTGCCCGACTATTACAGCCTCAAATATTGGGATTTGCTTGATTGAAAAGTTGGAATAATTTCTGAAAATCGCTTGACAAATCTCAAAAATCTGCTATACTATCATTAGTAATTAATTAATTCATATTGGCGCAGAAGTGCTTTCTCTATGATATGAAATTAATTAATTCATATTTCAAAAGAAGGAGCAAACACAATGAAATCTAACCATGTATTTCCCATTCCGTTCCCCATTCCTCTTGCTGGGCTTGCGCTGGCTGAGTTGATGGAGGGCACAGTAAGCACCAGTCCTATGCCTGAGGTGCGGCAGGTGATCTTTAACCCTCCCGCAACCATCGTGCATTGGAGTGATGGGACAAAGACAGTTGCTCGCTGCAACGAGCAGGACACCTTTTCTGAGGAAGTCGGTCTGGCGATGGCCTGTGCCAAGAAGCTACTTCATCCTTATGAGAGCTTCCAGGAGTGTCTTGATAAGGCAATTCGGCCCAAGAAGACTGCAAAGGCTCCTGTGACTGAGGCGGCATCTCCTAAGGTAAAGGCTGCTTCCAAGAAGCCGATGACAACCGCTCCAGCGGAGCCAGGTAAGCCCACTCAGCCTCGGCGCATTGGCCTGGATGAGCTTCTGCGGTTGTTTGTCAACGATGCGCCCGCCGGCAAGATTGAGGCAACCATTGTTCTGGGCTGATCTTACAAAGGGCGTGACTGTACTGGATAGTATAGCCCGCCCGCTCTCCAATAGGTAAGCACAATGAAAGATGCAAATTTGAAAGAGCGGTTTATTTCTATTTGCCAGAGCGAGATTAAGCGAGAGGGCATTGATAGTCTTCTGCAATGGCTGGAAAACTCTGATTTCTATACGGCACCAGCCAGTACACGTTTCCATGGCAACTATGAGTGTGGGCTTCTGGAGCATTCCTTAAATGTCTACGATGCCCTAAAAGAACTGGCGAATATACATTCAGAATATCAAATCTCTGCTGAGTCCCTCGCCATAGCAGCACTATTCCATGATTTGTGCAAGGTCAACTATTATACCGTTAGTTCCCGCAATGTCAAAGACGAGAAGACGGGTCAATGGCATAAAGAGCCGTTTTATAAGACGGACGATCAATATCCTGTTGGTCATGGAGAGAAGTCTGTCATTATCCTCATGAAGTACATGAAGCTGACAGATGATGAGATTTATGCTATACGCTGGCATATGGGCGGTTTTGATTCTGCTGTCAAGGGCGGAGATTTTGGAAGTGGCAAGGCATATGAAATGTGCCCATTGGCCGTTCTATTGCACCTTGCTGATATGACAGCATCGTATCTTATGGAGGAACATAGTGGCTGAAGACACAAGCGCAATGAATTTGAATAGAAAACTGTTTGAGCTACGGCAGTATGTGGACGTGGTGAAAAAGAGCAAAAAAGGATATGGATACACCTATCCTTCTATCGTTGAAATGCTGGCAAAGCTTAAAGCAGGTATGGATAAGCTACAACTTCTTTTGGAGCCGCATTATGTACCTGGCTCTCAGAAGATTACACCTGACCATTACGAAAAGCCAAAGGTTTTGAAGGATGGTACTGTAATTCAAGAAGTAGTCCATGAGTTTGTTGTTTCCCAAGAGATTATTTGGACATGGATTGATGTGGAGTCTGGAGAGACAAAAGAGGTTCCATGGCCGAGTTGTGGCGAGCAATCTGATCCGTCCCAGGCGCAAGGCGGTGCTTTTACTTACGCACAGCGGCAATTCCTGACTCAGTATTTCCAGATTGCAACTCCTGACGATGATCCTGACAAGTATCGTAGTCAAAAAGAAGAGGCCGAACAGGAGGCCGAACTTGCGGTTACACGTCAAATCGTCACCAAAATCGACGCACATGTGCATGGCTATCTCGATATTCATGAGAATAGCGACGAGGCCAGAAAGACAGTTAGTGCTTTGATTAAGCAGTATGTACGTAATGGAAGTAAGCCAAGTGTTGATTATAACACATACCTCACCGATCCTATGGCGGCTGGGAAGCTCCTGGAGGAACTTCAAAAGCAGCTTCCGATTATTGGAGTAGATCAGGTCAAGGCTGGGACAAAAGATGGAGGCGGAAAGTAATGGGATTTCGTGAAGGTGCATGGGCTACAATCTGGGAGATTACCGACGAGCGGGATAATTTCGCTAAGGTGCGTATGTCTACCAGTCGTAAGGACAAAAAGACTGATGAATATGTCACCGATTTTAGCGGCTTTGTAAGCTTAGTTGGTGAAGCTTTTAAGCGGCTTGATGAGATTGCAGCAGAGATTGAAAATAGCGAGCGGTGCAGAATCCGTCTTGGTGCCTGCGACGTAACAAACCGCTATGACAAGGAGCGGGAGCGGGAATATGTCAACTTTACTCTGTTCGGATTTAAGTTCCCAGACGAGGATGAGAATGAGTCTGATGGGGAGAAGAAGACCAGTAGCAAGAAACCCGCCAAAAAGCAGGCTGCTAAGAGCACTGGGAAAAAGAAACCAGCTCCGCCTCCTTTAGAAGATGAGGACGGAGATGGAGACGGAGATGACGAGAATCTGCCGTTCTAATAGGTAGAAACTCGGTGGTGGTGCTCTATTCGCTATGATTTAAGAATTGATGATATGGTTTGGAGCTATTCACGAATTACTTCGTTTGAGGATTGTCCGTATAAATGGTTTTTGACTTACCTCTATCGGGATGAACACGGAAAATCAATCAAGAAGAAGAGCGGGTTTTTCGCTGAATACGGAAGCTATATGCACCTGATTTTGCAAATGTACTTATCTGGTATCCTTCCCCGCAAAGACCTATCCACATTTTATGTGGCTCATTTTAATGACAATGTACATGCAAAAGCTCCAAACCCTAAAATCTACCATAATTATTTCGAGCAGGGTTTTCACTACTTCGACAAAATCAGTTTTCCTCAGAGGAACATACTCGGAGTTGAACAGCATGTAGACTTTACATTTGCTGGTAAGCCGTTTACTGGATTTATAGATGTGGTCAGTGATGATGGACATTTAATTATTACTGACCACAAATCCAGGGCTTTGAAGCCCAGATCGAAACGTTCAAAACCAACGAAAGCCGATGCGGAATTAGACGATTATCTACGGCAGCTATATGTCTATTCAGCAGCGGTAAAAAATGAGTATGGCAGATTTCCCGATTTGCTGGAATTTAACTGTTTTCGCTCTCAAACAATGATTCAAGAGCCGTTTAACCCTGAACGCTTTTACTTGGTTGAGGATTGGGCCAAGAGCGAAATCAATCGTATCACATGTAATGATTCGTGGAAAGCCAATCCCGACTATTGGCGTTGTAACAACCTTTGTGATGTGTGCCATGAGTGCGAATACAGAGGCTTGGTGTGATGGAGGTGGCTATTACTGCAAATTGACCGCGACACCATCCTGGAGGCAAAAGAGAAGCTTGGAGACGAAAATGCTTTTATTATTGCCAGGGAATTAGATATAGAGGACTTCGATGAGCGCAATTTGAAGTGTTGCTGTCCATTCCACCAAGAAGACCATGCTTCATTCATCTATGATAAGAAGTCCTATTCATTTCACTGCTTTGGTGCGTGTGCCAGGAACTACGACATTATAGACGTATTTATCCATAAAGGCATGACCTATTTGGAAGCTTGCCAAAAGCTATTTGAGCTTGCAGGTATGAAGTATAGTTTTGGCGAGTTGGGTGTACGCACAAAGCATCAATATAAATATCCCAAAGAGGTAATCTGTGAAGATAAAACGGCGGTGTACAACTACTTCCATCGCCGCAAGATTAGTCCAGCAACCCTTGATTATGTCGATGTGCGCCAAGATGAAGAGGGTAATACGGTATTTAACTATTACGATACGAATGATGTATTGACTATGGTTAAATACCGCCCCTCCAGAAAAGTGCGCAAAGGGGAAAATAAGCAGTGGTGCCAAAAGGGGGCTGACACCAGCAATCTTTTGTTTAATATGAATCGAATCAATGTGAATGCTCCGCTGCTGATTTGTGAGGGTGAACCTGATTGCCTTTCTGCTATTGAGGCTGGTTATACAAATGCCGTGTCAGTTCCGCTTGGAAGTAGCAATTTTCACTGGATGGAAGAGAATTGGGACTGGTTGGAGCAGTTCGACAACATCATTGTTTGTTCAGATAATGATGAAGCTGGAATCAAAATGCAGAAAGAAGTTGTTTACCGTTTAGGTAGTTGGCGCACGAGAGTAGTTGATGTGCCACAGTTTTTTGAAACACCAGACGGTAAGAAGCTGCCTGTAAATGACTTGAATGAAGTCCTTTACTACTATGGTAAAGAAAAAGTATTGGATATCATTCTGAACGCTAAAGATAGTCCTGTCCCTGGATTGATTGATTTCTCAGATATTCAGGACATAGACATTGACCAGATTGACGGCATCAAGACTGGTATTCGTTCCCTTGATCGCTACCTGATGAAAATTTTCTTGGGAACGCTCAATATCATTACAGGCATTAACGGAGCTGGTAAAAGCTCGTTTATCAACCAACTCATCATACAGGCTATGGAAGAAGAAAAGAATGTTTTCTTGTTTTCTGGGGAGCTTCCAAACTTTCAAACAAAGAACTGGCTTAACTCTGTAATTGCAGGCCAGCGCTGGGTTGAAGAAAAGCAGTATGGTGATTCAATATACTACAAGGTTCGGCCCGAAGCAAAGCGAGCGATTGAAGAGTTTTATCGTGGTCGCTTGTATATTTGTGAAGACGGTTATCCGAACACCAGAACCGCATTAATGTCCAGAATTGAAGACTCAGTACGTAAGTACGGCACGAAACTTGTGATTCTTGACAATCTGACCGCTATTAACTTGGAATGTAGTGATGACAACAAATACAATAAGCAAAGTGAGTTTGTGATGGATCTCATTTCTTTTGCAAAGAAGTTTAATGTTGCAATTGTGCTTGTTGTACATCCGCATAAGATCGAAACCATGCGCAGGCTGACTAAGATGGATGTGCAAGGTATAAGCGCTATTATAGACCTTGCCCATCGTATCATCAGTCTGTATCGTGTCCAGGAGTCAGATAAAAAAGGACAGCCTAAATTGAATGGCAGCGGTTGGCGAGTACCACCTATCAAAGACGATGTTCTCATTGATATCTTAAAAGATCGTATGCTCGGTTATGAGGGACGCAGCATTGGTGTGTTTTATGACACTCCATCACGGCGATTCTTCACCAGTGAAACCGATCTTGATAAACAATACTCGTGGGATCGTTCGTCTCATTCTGGCCCGCTTCCATTTCCGCCACAACAACTGGTAGATGATGAAGATGAGGTGTTTGGCGAACAAGATTAGTTAAAGAGTGAGGTGTAGACAATTTCAGACCGTAACTACATAGCATACCATGTTCATACGGAGCTTTCATTATTAGATAGTTGCACGAATTTTGCGCAGTATGTTGATAGGGCTGTTGAACTGGGACAAAAAGCTCTCGCATTTACTGAACATGGCAATATTTATCAATGGGTAGCAAAAAAGATATACTGTGACAAAATGGGCATCAAGTACCTACATGGAGTCGAGTGCTATCTTACCGAAGAGCTTCTTCATACTGATCCAAAAACCGGAGAGCGTGAAAAGGTTCGTGACAACTACCACACAATTTTAATCGCCAAGAATTTTGCTGGCGTTCTGGAGCTGAATAAACTCGTCAGTGTGTCTACAACTGAGTCTCACACTTATTATAAACCCCGTATTTCCTTCGATGAGTTTTTAGGCATCTCCAATAACATTATCAAAATCAGTGCTTGTTTAGCCTCCCCGCTAAATAAGTTGCCGATTTCGCACAAGCGATATAGAGAGCTGGTAAAACACTATGACTATTTGGAGATCCAGCCTCATGACTTTCAAGAGCAAAAAGAATTCAATCTACACCTTGCTCATTTAGCACGAGAGTTCGGCAAGCCTTTGATTGCTGGCACAGATACCCATAGTATCGACAAGTATAAGGCCGAGTGTCGTAGCATTCTTTTGGCTGCGAAACATATTGAGTATAGCGATGAAGACTCATTTGACTTAACATACAAGTCATATGACGAGCTTGTTGAGATGTTCCGAAAACAGGATGCTCTTCCTGAAAAGGTATATCTTGAAGCTATTGAAAATACAAATCGCATGGCTGATAGCGTAGAATCTTTTGATCTTGATTTGGCATTCAAATATCCAAAGCTCTATGGAAGTAGGGACAAAGAAGTCTTTGACCAGCAGATCGCAGCTTGTTTTAGTGCCAAGTTGGAGTCTGGTGCTATTCGCCCAGAACAGGTTGAAAACTTCAAAGCAGCCATAGCGGAGGAATGCCGAGTCTTTGACAAGATTGATATGTCTGGTTTCATGCTGTTCATGTCAGAGCTTGTGACTTGGTGTAAATCTAATGGTATTCCAGTTGGCTTTAACCGTGGATCATGCGGCGGCTCTCGTGTAGCATTTGTCACTGACATTACCGATTTGAACCCAGAGCAATGGCATACTGTATTCTCTCGTTTTTGTAATGAGGATCGTAAAGAAATCGGTGATATTGATATTGATGTTGCGCCCAGTGATCGTGATAGGGTGTATGAATACATCATCAATCGGTTCGGGCAGGCCAAGACAGCATTTATCCTGGCTATTGGTACAATTAAAGCCAAAGGTTGTGTTGATGAGATTTGTCGTGCCTTAGGGGTGCGATGGAATAAGCAACATCAGACAGATGAAAAGCCGCTCAAAGACGCTTTGAAGGTGCTCAAAGACGAGAAAGTGTCTGGTACTTTTATGGATGTGCAAACTGGAAAGCAAATCTGTGTATCAGATCTTTCTAAGGCAGAACGCCAATCCATGATTAGCACCTATACGAAAGAACTGTCCAGAGTCAAAGCGGAAAATGAGAAAATCTTTCAGAAAAATCCTTGGGTTGGAAAAATCAGTGCAACGATTAAGAGCGAGCTGACCGCAATTGACGAGCTTGCAAAGGCGGTAGACAAGCCAGGATCGGAAAAATACCGCAACGCCTTTTTGAACTCAGACGCATATAAGGCAGTGACCAAAAAATATCCAGATGTATTTTACTATTTTCCTGGTCTGCTTGATGTTGCAATATCTCAATCTATGCACCCTGCGGGTATCGTGGCAAGCCCTGTTACCTTGGCAGACAATTATGGAACCTTTGTTGATTCTGAAGGACATACTATTCTTCAAATTGATATGGAGGGTGTACATGAGGTTAGCCTTGTAAAGTACGACATTCTTGGGTTGAAGAATATTGAGATTATCAAAGATGCCTATAACCTTATTGGCACTCCGTATCCGAAATCCCATGAAATCAATTGGGACGATCAAGATGTTTGGAAGGATATGCTTCGTTCTCCCGTTGGCATATTCCAGTTTGAAGGGGATTTTGCCTACACAATGCTGCGGCAATATGAACCACATAGTATCTTTGACATGTCTTTAATTACAGCAGCACTTCGTCCCTCTGGTGCTTCCTATCGAGATGATCTTATGCAGCACAAGCCACACAAGAATCCATCTCCTATCATTGATGAGCTACTGAAAGAAAATTATGGCTATCTGGTTTACCAGGAGGACGTTATCAAATTCCTTCAGCAGATTTGTGGAATGAGTGGTTCTGACGCTGACAACACTCGACGGGCAATCGCACGTAAACAAACAGACCGATTAAGCAAGGCTCTTCCAGAAATTTTGGAGGGATATTGTAGCAAGTCTGAACAACCAAGGGAAATTGCAGAACAGGAAGCAAAAGAGTTCTTGCAGATCATTGAAGATGCAAGTAACTATATGTTTGGTTACAATCACTCCATCGGATATTGTATGATTGGCTATTTATGCGCTTATCTTCGCTACTATCATCCGTTTGAATTTATCACAGCATATCTCAATAATGCAAACAACGAGGATGACATTAAAAACGGAAGCGCCCTTGCGGAGTTGTATGGTATCCAGATTGTTCCTCCACGGTACGGCCTGTCTAAAGACAAATACATATTCGATACGGAACGGCGTGTAATCGCCAAAGGGCTGGATTCGATTAAGTACATGAATAGCGCCGTGGCAAATCAACTTTATGAGCTTTCAAAGAAATACAAAACAACTTCCTTTATGGAGTTGCTTGGCCTGCTGAGTGAATATACAGGGCTGGATACTCGGCAGAGAGAAATCCTTATCAAGATTGATTACTTCCAAAGCTATGGCAATATAGCAGAGCTATCACGAATGGTAAGTATTTTCTCATTCTTCAAAAACGGAACAGCAAAGCGAGTCCCAAAAGAAAAGCTTAGTGGTCAAATGCTTGATTTAGTTTCTAAATTTGCCACTGATAAAAACAAAAATGGGACTGAAGCAAAGTCTTTCGTTATCACTGATATGCCTGGACTTCTTCAAGCTTGTGAAACAACGATAAAATCCATGAGCCTGCCTGATATAGATTTGAAGACAAAAATCCAAAATCAGCTTGAATTAATGGGTTATATTGACCTTACAACTAAGAGGCCGGAGGATCGTCGGAAACTTCTTATTACCGATGTGTTCCCGTTGATAAGCAAGCAGAAGAATGAAATCTGGGGTTATGCTGTTCTGACCCGATCTATTGGCAGCGGAAAGGCCGCAAGGCTCACTGTCCGTAGTTACAGATATACGAAAGATCCAATCAAGCGGTTTGACATTATCCTTGCAAAAGATTTGGAAAAGAATAAAAGTGGGTATTGGTATTTGCTTGATTACGAACTAATTGCTTAAACAAGAAAGGACGTAGCAGCATGAGAAGTAAACACATTTTAAGGATAACGGCGGTTTGCCTGGGAGTATTGGTTGCCGTAACAGTAACGGGGGTTGGTATCTCAGCACATACATATCAGCCTCAGTATGATATTGAGCTGGTTGATATTCAGCCCCTTGTTACAGCAGTTCCAGTCTCCCAGGCCGTCCTACCCCCCCCTATTGAAACGATGGCTGTTGCCGAAAACGAGCCAGTCGAGATTAAGGTTGAACCAACTTATACTGAGGAAGAGTTGGATCTACTTTCACGGCTAATTTTTGCCGAAGTAGGGTGTGAATGGATTCCAGATGACATACAGCTCTATGTAGGCAGCGTTGTATTGAATCGTGTAGAAAGTGATTTGTTCCCAGATAACATTTATGATGTTATCTATGCAAAAGGGCAATACTCTCCAACTTGGTCTGGAGCAATCAATAATACGCCAGATGAGCGAACTATTGCAAATGCAAAAAGGCTTCTGGAAGATGGTAGTCTTCTGCCTGCGAATGTTGTTTTCCAAGCAAACTTTAAGCAGGGCGATGGCGTTTACCATGAGTATTATGATGAGCCACTTGGCACCACAACATATTTCTGTTACATAGAAATTAACTAATTCATTGCGGAGGAAACTATTTGAACGTTGTAAAACCCCAGTTTGATATTTTAACCGCCATTGATGGCGTAAAGGTTTTGAAGAGCATTGAGGAAGTCGGAAGAACCTGCTATAAAAGCGAAGACAAAACCACAGATGATTCTTACTACAATTTCGTTGCCAATTTGCTCAAAAGAGGGCATGAGGCAGTAATTGAGCATTACAACATTACTGTACGGCTGACAAATGATCGTGGTGTTTCTCATGAGGAAGTTCGGCATCGTGTCGCCAGTTATGCTCAGGAGAGCACTCGCTACTGCAATTATTCTCAGGAGAAGTTCGGAAACTCTGTAACTTACATTGATATTCAGGGTGGCATTGCGCTTGATCCCAAGATGAGGAAGCTGGATGTTGAGACAATCAACCGCATTGTTGAAGAGTGGACAAGAGCTTGCGAGGACGCAGAGCAGCACTATTTCAAAATGCTTGAGCTTGGTGCAAGTCCCCAGATCGCCCGTTCTGTGCTGAACAACTCTACTAAGACAGAAATTTGCATCACAATGAATCTTCGTGAATGGCGGCACTTCTTCCGTTTGAGAACAGCACCCGCAGCACATCCGCAGATGCGTGAAATTACAATCCCGCTACTGAGAGAGTTCCAGAAGCGCATTCCGGTTATTTTTGATGACATTGAGGTGGAGTAATGAGTTTAGACGGTAAGATTAATGATGGCGGCGAGCGTATTTCCTATGGCGACGGTTGTGCGATGCGTGAACCGTCAGAGGGAAAAGGACGTTATGATTTAATTACTCCATTTGGTATTCTCAGACTTGCCAAGTGGTATGAGCTTGGAAGTAAAAAGTATGCTGACCGTAATTGGGAAAAAGGTATGCCATTCTCCCGCTACATTGATTCAGCCAAGCGCCATATTGACAAGTTTATCATGGGCATGGAAGACGAAGATCATCTTGCGGCGGCGGTGTGGAATCTTCTTTCGATAATTCATCATCAGGAACTGGGACAAACAGAATTCGATGATATGCCGCATTACCTTACTCCAAAGGATGAGGCAGAGGAAAGCAAATGAGAAGTTTAACAGTGTTGGTTGACATGGATGATGTTATGTGGGATCTGGTTGGGGTTTGGGTTGCTGAGCTAAACCAGCGCTATGGTACATCAGTCAATTTTGAAGATATTACTGATTGGAACATTGCCAAATTCTTTCCAGAACTGACATCAAGCGAGTTGTTTACCCCTCTATATGATCCTTTATTGTGGGCAAAGTTACAGCCGATGGATCATGCTTTTCCGGTTATGAAGCGCCTGATTGATGATGGGCATAAGATACGTCCAGTTACAGCAACTCATTACAGAACCGTTGAGCCTAAAATGAAGCGTTTCTTGGAGCTATACTCCTATCTCAAATGGGAAGATGTCATTATCGCAAGCGACAAAAGCTTAATCAAGGGTGATGTAATGATTGATGATGGGACGCACAATTTAGAGACAACATCATGTGCAAAAATCCTATTTGACCGACCTCATAATCGTTCGTATAACGCCGAGAGAAACGGCATGAGTCGTGCGCATGATTGGGACGAAATTTATCAGTTGGTTACTGAAATAGCGGGAGGAAATGAATGATTACAGAAATCAAAAAGCGTGACGGACGTGTAGAGCCATTTGATGCGAGTAAAATTGTGGGTGCAATCTCAAAAGCTATGGCTCAAACAGATGAAGTAGATGAAGCGGTGGCTTTGCGGGTTGCCAGTAAAATCGCAAATTCTACATTCAGCGGTACTATTGATGTGGAGCAGATTCAGGACATGGTTGAAGATGGCCTGATGAACAGCCATTGCAAGAAGACTGCCAAAGCCTATATCAAGTACCGTGAAAAGCGCAACCAAGAGCGGCAGCGCAATAACGAGTTGAACAAGAAGATTGAAGATATCCTTTTGTGCAACAACGTTAAGAATCAGAACGCAAATGTTGATGAGTATTCCTTTGGTGGACGAAAATTTGAGAGTGCCAATATCCTTCATAAGAATATTGCTCTGAATGTCTTTATTCGACCTGAGGTTGCCCAAGCGCACCGTGAATCTCGAATTTATTTGCATGATCTGTCTGAATACGACATTGGTTCTCACAACTGTCTGTTTGTCGATCTCCAGAGACTGCTCAACAATGGTTTTACTACCAGAAATGGTGATGTACGGCCTGCAAATAGTTTTTCAACGGCTTGCCAGCTTATTGCGGTAATCTTCCAGATCCAAAGCCAGGTGCAGTATGGCGGAGTAGCTTCTTGCCATTTGGACTATGACTTGGCTCTCTTTGTGAAGAAGAGCTTTTATAAGCATTATGCTGATGGTTGCCGCTATATTGGAAATCTGCCTGAGAATGAGCTTGAGACTATCATTACTCACGCCAAAAATGAATGGTTGTCTATTGATGATGAGTATTTCAAGCAGGATAGCGCTATCTATCAGTATGCGCTTGATATGCTGGAGCGTGAGGGCAAACAGGCTGCTCAGAGTCTCTATCACAATCTGAATACCTTGGAAAGCCGCGCTGGTTCGCAAATCCCCTTCACCTCAATCAACTTTGGTACAGACAAATCCATTGAGGGTCGTATGGTTTCTCGCTGGTTGATGGATGCAAGTATGGCGGGTATTGGAAAATACTATCTGACTCCCATTTTCCCAATTAGTATTTTCAAATACAAGAAGGGTGTGAATGCCAATCCTGGTGATCCGAACTACGACATCAAGAAACTCGCCATTCGCTCTCTGTGCAAGAGGATTTATCCCAACATTGTAAACTGCGGCTACTCCCAGAATGTTGAAACTCCTGGCGATCCCGATACAGAGATGGCTACTATGGGCTGTCGGACATTGATGGGATACGACCGGAACGGTCTTGGCTATTCCAAAGTTGGCCGTGGCAATGTTTGCCCCACAACAATGAATCTGCCCAAGATTGGTATTAAGCATGGTATCTGTCTTGGTGAGAGGGAAACTCCCGATATTGATGGCTTCTGGGCAGAGCTGGATGAAGTTCTGCATCTGACAGAGCTTTCCTTGATTGATCGGTTCTATCACGTTTGTAAGCAGTCTGTCGCTTCAGCCAAGTTTATGTACCAGAATGGCACTGTTGCGGATTATGAGAAAGCCAGCTTTAAGGGTATTTATGAGGCTATGAAGCATGGTACTCTTGCGGTAGGATATATCGGCATTGCGGAAATGTGCCAGGCCATGTTTGGTAAGGATCACTCTGAGGACACAGAGGTTTGGAAGTTTGCGCTCAGTGTTGTTGAGCATATTTCCGACTTCTGCAAAGCGGCCAGCGAAAAGCATGGGTTGAATTTCTCCTGCTATGCGACTCCGGCTGAGAATCTTTGCTACACATATGCGGAGGCTCTGAAGAAGGAGTTCGGTAATATCAAGAATGTGACTGACCGCGAGTATATCACAAATTCACACCATATTCCAGTTTGGCAGAAGGTATCAATCTACAAAAAGCTTGATTTGGAAGCTCCGTTCTGTAAATTCCCCACGGGTGGCTGCATTACCTATATTGAGCTTGAAAGCTCTATTATGCAGAACGAAAAGGCCGTGGAAGATATCATTGACTACGCCATGAGTTTGGATATTCCCTATTTGGCGTTCAACTTCCCTATCGACTCCTGTTTGAAGTGCGGCTATCAGGGCGAGATTGATTATAACTGTCCTCGATGTGGCAATACAGAAATTCAGCGGCTACGGCGTGTGACTGGATATCTGACTACAGATTATCGCAATTTTAACGCTGGTAAAATTAAGGAGTGCCTGGATCGGGTGAAGCATAGTAGCTATACCGATTTTGGAACAACGGAGCGGCGCAATAATTGAACGTAGCCGGAATCAACTTTGAATCGGTTGCTGATGGTGAGGGGGTACGGGTTGTGATTTATGTAAGTGGATGCTTACATAATTGCAAGGGATGCCACAACCCCACCTCCCACTCTTTTACTGTGGGGCAACCATTTACTGAACAGCTCCAAAATGAAATCATAGCCTATATTAACAAAACTCCGTTTATTTCAGGTCTTACACTAAGCGGTGGCGATCCTATGTATAGTGCAAGCAAAATAACGCCGTTTATAAAGGCTTTGCGGCAGACCAATAAGAATGTCACAGTATGGATTTACTCAGGTTTTACCTATGGAGAAATACTGGAAAACAGTGAAATGTTAGAGCTTTTGAGTGAATGTGACGTGCTTGTCGATGGTAGGTTTGTGTTGGAGCAAAGAGACATGACACTTTCTTATAAAGGAAGCCGTAATCAAAGAATCATTGATGTGCAGCAGTCACTTCAATGTGGAAATATAGTATTGTGGGAGAACGCCTATGCAAAGTAATTTTATGGAAATTGAACGCAAGTTTCTTATCAATTCGTTTCCAACCGATCTTCCTCTGAAAGAGGAATTCCAGGTATATCAAGCTTATCTGTCCATTGATCCAGAAGTAAGAATTCGCCGCAATGTGGTACAAGGGCAAGATGTAGCATATTTCCTTGCCATTAAGTCTGGCGGTAAGTTGGTGCGGCAGGAAGTTGAGTTGCATATTTCCAAGGAACAATTTTATGCCCTGGCTGAAACCGTTGAGCATCCTTTTGTTCTGAAAGATTTTCGCATCTACCAGCTCCCCGACGAACTGGAGCTGGAATGCTCCCTTGTTGATAAGGGAAGCAATACAGAGTTTATGTATGCAGAGATCGAGTTCCCAGACGTTGAGGCCGCACAAAATTTCAGTCCTCTTCCGTTTTTCGTTCAGGATGTTACCGACAATCCTGCTTATAAGATGAAGAATTACTGGCGGCGCACTCGATTGACTGAGGCCAAAGAGGGGGGTGCAAAGAGAGTCCAGCGTATAGGCGCTTTTGAGAAAGTAGGCTTTGAAGAGTTCTATAACAATATCAAGCCCTTTGTCCCTGCTACGGACGAAGCTATGTTGAGGTGTATTACCCAGATGTATCATGCGCTTGAACTGCCTACCAGATCAACCAGTGGTTCCGCTGGTTATGATTTCAGAGCGCCATTTGACTTTACGCTTGCTCCTGGAGAATCAATCAAACTTCCGACTGGTATTCGTGTGAAGATTTCTGATGGTTGGTGGCTGGCCTGTGTTCCCAGAAGTGGACTTGGGTTTAAATATCGTGTCCAACTCGACAATACTATTGGCGTAATTGACAGCGATTATTATAACTCAGACAATGAGGGACATATTTTTGCCAAAATCACGAATGATGGCAAAGAAAAGACTGTCACGGTAAAGGCTGGCGATGCTTTCATGCAAGGAATCTTCCTCCCGTATGGGTTGGCTTATTCTGATACAGCGAGCGGTGTTCGCAATGGCGGGATGGGATCGACTGACGGACAGCATGTAATCGAATTTGGAAGTAAAAAAGCGGCCTAAAGAGATTAACTAATTCATTTGGAGGCGGATAATGGACGAGTACAAAGAAAAGCTTTGTCCAATCCGCAATACTAAATGTCAGCCAGAGTGCGCATGGTGGTGTGACTTTGGGCATGAGTGCGCTGTGCCACTCTTGGCTGGTATGTTTGCGGACAGCGAGATATGTAAGACTATATTTGATTGGAGTCATGTTAGTGCCAAAGACAATTGAGATAGATAGCGTTCATAATATCGACTGCCTCGATGGTATGGCCCTAATTCCAGATGCGTCTATTGACATGATTCTTTGTGATTTGCCCTACGGAGTTACAAAAAATCCTTGGGATGTTGTAATTCCTCCAGATAAGCTTTGGGAGCAATATGAAAGAATCATCAAACCAAATGGCGCAATTCTCCTTTTTGGTCAAGATAAGTTTACTGCAAAAATGATGTTGTCAAATGAAAAACTCCATCGTTATAACATCATCTGGCGAAAGGTGTTAAAGAGTGGCTTTCTTAACGCCAATCGTATGCCTTTGCGTGAACATGAAGATATCATGGTTTTTTATAAGAAGCAGCCAATCTATCATCCTCAGATGGTTAAAGGCGCTCCAAACCATAGTAAGGGCAAGGCCATAGGAAGTCAGGCAGAAGATATTTCTAACAATAGAGTCTATGGAGCTTATAAAGTTGTGGAAACCCCAGGCGACTTAAAGCATCCAACCTCTATTTGGGAATTCCCCAAGCCTCATCCGTCAATAGCAATCAGTTCTACCGAAAAGCCCGTTGAACTATGTCGTTATGCCATTCGTACATACACCGACCAGGGGGGGGTAGTGCTGGACAACTGTTGTGGCAGTGGAGCAACTTTAATTGCCGCCAAACTGGAGGGCCGTCACTACATAGGCATGGATAACGGCATTTGCGATAATAAAAAGAGCCGATATTTCGGTATGGCTTGGGCTGATGTAGCAGCCCAAAGATTGGAGGAAACCGCATAATGGATTATTGTTGTGTTGGTCGTTGTGGAGCTACAATCACAGTCACTCAATGCGGAGATGTGTGCGATATTCAATGTGAGTGCGGATATTGGACGCAGTGTGGAACTGGTGATTATCCTGAGTCTCTTTGTAAAGGATGCGAGGAAGGATTTGAAGATGAAAGCTACTTCTAATACCTTGAATTTAGTTCCGGCAATTCGTGAGATAGAACATCAGATTTCAAAAATGGAAGGTGAATTTGCCGCTCAAATTGCACCATATAAAAGAAGCCTTACCGAATTGCGAAGAATTAATACGGCATGTGAGGCGTGTGGTGGTGAGGGCAAGGTTTTGAGAAGCCGAGCCTGTGCCGAAGATGATAGACCAGATCCCAATGATCCGACTGATTGGCGAAGGTGTGAAGTTTGTCACGGTACAGGACTTGCGAGAATTCCTTCAGTAGCACCATCAAAGAATTGATTTATGTTCAAGGTGATCGTGGCTGGTGGTAGGGACTTCAATAATTATAAAGGGCTTGCTGCCAGTCTCGACTACCTTTTGAAAAACGTTATAGACGATATTGAAATTGTGTGCGGAATGGCCCGTGGAGCTGATCGTTTAGGAGAACAGTATGCAAAAGAACATGGCTACCGTATTAGGTATATGCCAGCAGACTGGGATACATTTGGTAAATCTGCTGGCTACAAACGCAATGTGCAAATGGCGGAATACGCTGATGCGCTTGTAGCTTTTTGGGACGGCAATTCTCCTGGAACCAAGCATATGATAAAAGTCGCCAAAGAAAAGAAACTTGATGTGCGTGTGAAAAGGTACACCATGCACAAAAAGCTGTGAGAGAGGTAAATATGGCAATTGTTTTAGATGGCAAAAGAGTGGCTAATGAAATTAAGGAAGAGCTTGCATTGAAGACAGAAAGTGAGAGGCGTCGGCCTTGTCTGGCTGTTGTGTTAGTTGGTAATGATTCTGCTTCTCAGATTTATGTTAGAAACAAGGAAGCTGATTGTGAACAATGTGGATTCATTAGCAAAGAATACCTTCTTGACGAAGATACATCGGAAAGAAAGATTGTAGATCTGGTTTCTACTCTTTCGTTCGATTCACACGTTGATGGGATTTTGGTTCAAATGCCATTACCTAAGCATATTGATCCAAAACGTGTGGTTAATGCAATTTCTCCTGGCAAAGATGTAGACTGTTTTACCCCACACAACATCGGCCTTTTGCTCCAAGGAAACCCACACTTTCTTCCATGTACTCCTGGTGGTATTGTAGAGCTTTTGAAATATTATGGTATTTGTCTATCGGGCAAACATTGTGTAATTGTTGGAAGATCTAATATCGTAGGAAAACCGATGACAATGCTGGCTCTTCAAAATGATGCTACTGTTACAGTATGTCATTCACATACAAGGAAACTAATTGATATCTGTAGGACTGCTGATATTTTAATCTCTGCCGTAGGTAGGGCTGAAATTATTAGGCCAAACGCAGTAAGAGAGGGTACGGTTGTTATTGATGTAGGTATGAACAGAAATCTTAATGGGAAGCTGTGTGGAGACTGCGATCCTGACGTTTATAAAAAGACTTCCGCATATACTCCAGTTCCTGGTGGCGTTGGCCCGATGACAAGAGCAATGCTTATGCTGAATACAGCAAAAGCAGCTTGGGTGTAAATCAAATTATGAGGTGAAGCGTAATCAATCTTGAAGTAATGTTTTCGTCAAAATCAATGGAGTGGGCGACACCACAGAATTTCTTTGACAAATTGGATGATGAGTTTCACTTTACCCTTGACCCCTGTGCCGACGAGTTCAACCATAAATGTGAAAAGTATTTTACAGAAGAGGATAATGGACTTGAACAGTGCTGGGGGGGGGCAGACCGTCTTCTGCAATCCGCCATATGGCAGAGCGGTAAAAGACTGGGTAAAGAAATGCTCGGAAGAAGCAAAGAAACCTGGAACAACAATTGTGTTATTGATTCCAGCCAGAACCGATACCAGCTACTTCCACGACTACATATACCAGAAGCCAAATGTAGAAATCCGCTTCATTCGTGGACGGTTGAAATTTGGAGATGGAAAGAACTCTGCACCATTTCCAAGTATGGTGGTCATTTTTAGGAGTGAGCCTATGGCAAAAATGACATTATCAGAAGCAATTGAGCATTGTCATGATGTTGCTAAAAAATTGGGATGCAGTGAATGTGCCGAAGAGCATTTGCAATTGGCAACGTGGCTGGAAGAACTGAAGCAATTTAGAGAAAAGGAAATTTAGATGAGTCCTCCAAGAGTTTGTCCTAAATGTGGATGCCCAACTCATCCAAGAGTATGGTATGAAGAGGGTTATATTGTAGAGTACGTATTTAGGTGCCAATGCGGATATGGAGAACATTGGTCATATGGTACTTATTTTGATTCTGATGATGATTAAGAGGTGTTAAAGTGGCGACAAAGAAAAACATTGGGATATGGGCTTGTGATAAGTGCGGCACACTTTATACCAGTAAATACGCTGCTGATATCTGCTGTAAGCAGTATCATTGTGAGGTTTGCGGAGTAGAAACCCCAAGATACATATTAAAATGTGAGAGCTGTCAGGAAAAAGCCCGATTTGATAAGGCTGCTAAAATGTCTGTCGAAGAGTATGAAGCGGCGAATCCTGGAAACATGGTCTATTGGAATGACAATTACTATGGATCTGTGGATGATCTTCTGGAACATCTTGCAGATGAAGGAATAGCCGTTAAGGATTTACCAACCTACTGCTATGGTACAACCCGTGTTTATATGCGCCTTGAACCAGGTAGCATTTTGGAGCATTTAGAAGAAGAGCTGGATTGTGAGGGTGTTCATTTCTGCGATGAAGCCTATAAAGAATTTAAGAAGTTTGCGGAAGAGTGGAATAAGAAGTATGAAGAATACTGTTGCTATTGGGATAGTAAGACTGTAATTCTTATTCCCGATGAGCTAAAAAAGGACTGGCCTAATGATTAAAACAGTTTATGGGAATATTCTTGACGCTACTGAAGACATCATTTGTCATCAAGTAAATTGTCAGGGAGTAATGGGAGCGGGCGTTGCAAAGGCACTATATCAGCGCTGGCCTGCTGTAAAAAATGAATACCAATGGTTTTGCCAAACAGAATCTTTTGGTAGGCCGCAAGACCTATTAGGTAGGGTTCAAATGGTTGAAGTCGAACCTGGTAAACATGTTGCGAACATTTTTGGGCAGCTTGACTATGGCCGCAATCCATACAAAAAGTATACTGATTACGTTGCTTTGACGAACGCTTTTAATGAAATCCGCAATAAATATGCTGGAAAATCTTTGGCTTTCCCATATGGCTTTGGCTGTGGATTGGCAAATGGAGACTGGGCGATTGTTTCACAAATGATAGAGACTTACTTCAAAGATATGAATGTGACAATTTATCAGCTCGCTCCAGCGGCGGCATAATACGGAGGAACAATGGAAAACAAGATTTTGAAAATTTGCACCGATATTAGAGCGATTACAGATGAGGAAATCGCGCAGGTGAGACAGATCTATGAGGATCAGCTTTCGTATAACAATCCTCTCAAACCAGCGACAAGCGGCTGGCAGTATGAGCTTGGCTTATATAACAAGAATGTATTAGAAGCTCTTCTTAATCTCAAAAAACTAATTGAAGCTGGAGCAGATATCCAGCAGCCATAGAAGGATGGTGAGATAAATACATGACACTCTATTTCAAAAATTCTCATGGTGAAATGCGAGTAGTAGCCGAATTTGATAGTGGCATGACAGATAAAGAATATCTGGAGGCGGCAGAAAAAGAAATCAAGAAGTTCTGTGACGCTCGAAATTTCAAAATCTACTATACAAGAATTTGGCATACCGAATGCAAAGGTCAGCAGATGACCAAGTTTGATGTTGGTAGTCATACTGAGTTCTTCTATCTTGACCAAGTTGTCAATTTGAAAGGGTGTGTAGTGTAATGCTTATAATTCCAGACATCAATGGTTGCACAATTATCGAAGACAATAAGTGCTGTGCCTTTTCTGGCTCTGCCGGAGCAATAGTTCAGCAGGTCTTTGTTCAAGAAACTGCACTGGGAAACAACTCTACCCTAATTGCACCTTTGGTTAAAGAGGTAGATGTTTTGATGGGTTCAGCTATGGCGGTAGCTTTATGTGAGGAGCTGGAAATGCACAATATCAAAGTTACTAAGATACTACCAACGTCGCCCAAACAAATATTTGGAGTAAAAACATGGATAGACTAATTGCAATTGGAGATATTCACGGCTGTTTTCATACCCTAAAAAACCTTCTGGTGAAGGTGAATTATACGAGCGCCACTGATATTTTAGTCTTTGTTGGTGACTACATAGATCGTGGCCCATTTAGCTGTGAAGTTGTCGAATTTATAAAACACCTCCAGCATCAGGTCGGCAAAGATAAGTGTATTTGTCTCAGAGGCAATCATGAGCAAATGGCTATTGATGCTGGCGGAACAGAAGATCCTCTTTGGATGCAAAACGGTGGATATGCAACAATTTACAGCTATGAAAGAGCTGGTATTGATATTGCGAATAGTATTTCGTGGTTCAAAAACCTACCACTGGTTTATGACACGCCAGAAATCATCTTTTGTCATGCTGGCCTTGCAAAGCCTCAGTTAAAGGACAATACTGAGTTCGACATTTTATGGAGTCGAGAATGGTTGAAGGATACTGAACCCAGAGAAAAGCAGGTTGTATTCGGACATACTCCCAATAGGGATGGATTGGCCTACGCCGTACCTACAGGAGATATCTGCATTGACTCAGCCTGTTACTATGGCGGATCGTTGTGTGCCTTGGTTATCAATGATGACGGAACAAGTGAATGTGTCTACGCTCCAAAGGCTGAGGAAGATAAGGAAGACTAATAGGAGGATTGCTGTTGAGATGTGAAGTTATTCTGTTTTATAAAGATGAAGATGCTTTGGCCGACTATCTTCGCAAGTTTTACAATGTTAGACTGGGAACGATTATAAAGCAAAAGAGCCGATGGACGTTCTATGATGATGGATTTTCTATCCATTGTATTAAGGGACTAAGCGAAAATATGAGAGGCTATAAAGCACATATTATCGGTGTTCAGGAAGATCTTACATGGAAAGAAAATTGGCCTGAGCTTCGTGATTGCATACTTCGGCCCATGTTGATGTCTCCTATTGATATTCAAATCTTTGATGGAGTTAGCAGGGCAGAGGTAGAGCGGGTAGATAGAGAGGGGTAAATCTATGGACGATTGCTTAAAACCAACAATGCGTGGTGAGTTCACCACTGACGAAGACGGGAAAAAGCATTTTGTATATGGAAAAACCCGTTTGAATGTAACTGAACACTTCGCAGAAAAAGGAAAAACTTTCAGCGAAATTTTGGACGAAATAATCTTAAAGCGAGCGCAGGAATTAAAAGAAAGCGTAGCTTAATAGTTGCTGTAGCCCCACGTTTATGATATAATTACTACATCAGTAAGGGTATCATAATGTGGGGCTGCTTCTAAAAGGAGGTTAATTGTGAAGCAGTCATACAATGCTGCTCTCTATATGAGGCTAAGCAAAGACGATGAACAATTTGGCGATAGCGTAAGCATTGAAACACAACGTAACATCCTCAGTCAGTTCGTTATAGAACATGGATTCCCTGTTGTCGATGAATATGTGGATGACGGTTGGACAGGGACAAACTTTGATCGCCCAAATTTTGAGCGCATGATGAACGACATTAGTGATGGCAAGGTCAACTGTGTCATAGTCAAAGATCTATCTCGCTTTGGCCGTGAACATGTTCAGATGGACTTCTATTTAGAATATGTGTTCCCTGAAAAGGGGGTACGGTTTATCGCTGTCACTGATAACGAAGACTCAGAGCATGGCCTTTCAGATTTTGTTCCAATAAAAAACCTGTTTAATGAATGGTTTGCAAAAGACACCAGCCGTAAAATCAAAGCTGTATTTCGAGCAAAATACCTTGCAGGAGATCATGTTTTTACTCACGCACCTATTGGCTATAAGAAAGATCCTGATAACAAATGCCATTTACTCATCGACAATGAAACACGCTGGATTGTCGAGAAAATTTACAACCTTGCATTAGCTGGGGACGGCCCATCTAAAATTCAGCGTATTTTGGTAAACGAAAAAATTCCTACTCCAGCATGGCTTAATTTTCAAAGATACGGCACCTGGGCGCACATTTTTGAAGGAAAGCCAGAAAACAAAAAGTATGATTGGGGACTTGGGCAGGTAAAGAAAATCCTTAGCGACCAAGTATATCTCGGTCATAGCGTACATTACCAACAAACAAAGGTTTCCTTCAAAAGCAAAAAGCGCATCAAGACCAGTGCTGATAAATGGCTCATTATCGAAAACACGCATGATCCAATTGTGTCTGAAGAAGTATTTCAGCGGGTACAAAAGCTTATTGAGCAACGCAGACGGCCTCGCAAGAACGGTACAAATCAAATCTTTGCCGGACTTCTGCGTTGTGCGGATTGTGGATGTGGTTTATCGTATAATGTAAATCGGCAAAACAAGAAACCATATGCGTATTATCGGTGCCGTAAGAGTGTTGAGCATGTAAACCAATGTACCTCACACTATACCCGCTATGATGTACTGTATGCCTATGTGCTCCAAAGATTGCGATCTTGGGTGGATATCGTTCAACGGGACGAACAGGCTACCATTGCTCGTCTTATGCAGCAAAATGACACCAATGAGCGAGCAAACAAAAAACGAGCTGCTGATGGTCTGCGGGCCGCACAACAACGATTAAGCAAGCTGGATAATATGCTGTCGAAACTTTATGAAGATCGTATTGCTGGGACTGTTAGTGAGCGCAATTTTGCTATGCTTACACAGAAATACCAAGAAGAGCAATGTGAGCTTGAATCCAAAATTACTGAGTTATCCAGTGAAATTGAAAGCGAAAAACAGCGAATAGATAGTATAGGTAAATGGATTAAGCTTATCAAAAGTGCATCATCTTTCGATGAATTAAATACTGGACTTCTCAATAATCTGATTGAGAAAATTGTAATCCACGAAGCTGTAAAACACGAAGACGGCACAAAGGAGCAGGACATCGAAATCTATTATCGCTATGTTGGCAAGATCGACTAAAAAATATCTTTAATGTTATGTCCCATCCAGCACATAGCCGTCCACGG